TCACTGCAATTGCACCAGAGTAAGATGATTGCCGAAGACCGCGCCGGTATCGATGTAATGCTGATTCGCCACATTAAGCGGTTGTTCTAACGGCGTGTGGCCGAAGTAGAAATCACTGGCGCCATCGATGTGGGTTGAACTGCCGCGTTGATGGCGTCCCAGCCGATCGCGACTCCACACCACTTGTTGCCAGTCAACATCCTGCCCCAGCGCATAATGGCTGGCAGGATAATCGGCGTGCGCAATGACCACTACGCGATCGCCAAAATCCAGATGCAGGATCAACGGTAACTCAGCGCAGCGTTTTAACGCATGGCGCGCAGCAATTAATTTTGCGCCCTTCAACTGCCAAAACCACTCGCCGCCGTTCATCATCCATAAGGTTTGATCGCGCCCATCCAGCGCAGCGAGCGCCATCTGCTCATGATTGCCGCGCACGCAGCGAAACCAGGGTTCCTGCATCAGCGCTAAACAGCCAGGACTGTCCGGCCCGCGATCGATTAAATCGCCCACCGACAGCAATAAATCCTGTTGCTTATCAAAATCCCGCTTCTGCAGTTGCGCATCGAGCTGGGCGCGGCAACCGTGCAGATCGCCAACCACCCAAATCTTTCGCCACATTTGCGTGTTTACCGTTTGGTAAAGCATGTAATCTTCCCCGGTTGACTGGAAGTTTAGTGAGCCCGGCATAAAGTATAGTCCGGTCAGGTTTAGCCAGCGGAGGGAACAGTATGAGCGGACGGAAGCAATTCATTGGTGTATTAATCGTTATTTTCATCGGTAGCTTGCTGCTACTGGAATCACTCGCTCGTCTGGTACATCTGTTATTTGTGGGATAATTACGCGACTTTACATTCCGCGCTAAACGCCTAAACTCCTTTGCGCATCATATAAAGGAGCCTGTATGAGCCAGAATATTTACGACAATCCTACCTTTTTTGCCGGTTACGCCACCTTGCCACGTTCCGTTAAGGGATTAGACGGCGCACCAGAATGGCCCGCACTGCGTGCATTACTCCCTGACCTGCAGGATAAACGTGTTCTCGATTTAGGCTGCGGCTACGGCTGGTTTTGCCGATACGCACAGCAGCAAGGCGCACGCGACGTGCTGGGACTCGACGTTTCCGAGAAGATGCTGGCGCACGCCGCAACCATGACGCAGGGAACGCAGATTCGCTATCAGCGCGCCGATTTAGAAACGCTGCAGTTAAGCGAATCCTTTGATCTCGCTTACAGCTCGCTGGCGCTGCACTACCTCACCAATATTGACGCGCTCTTCGCAACCCTGTTTGAGGCAATCACACCTGGCGGCGCGCTGGTATTTTCCTGTGAGCATCCCATTTACACCGCACCCGCTCAGCAGCAGTGGATTATGGATGAACAACAGCAACGCAGCTGGCCAGTCAATCATTACCAGCAGGAAGGTGAACGCATCAGTAACTGGTTTGCCGATGGCGTGAAGAAGCAGCATCGCAAGCTGGCAACCTGGATTAATGCCGTAATCGGCGCAGGATTTGAGATCGTGCATCTCGATGAATGGGGCCCAAGTGAAGAGATGGTTGCGCTGAATCCTGGATTGGCAGAAGAGCGCGATCGTCCGATGATGTTTTTACTGGCCGCGCGTAAATCTATCTAAATCTCACTGTGGCTGCAGGAGGCAGCCATATGTTAATTCCCTCTATCACCCCCTCTTAATTATGAGCCAGATAGGTCGCCTGTATTTGGCGAACTCCTTTTCTGAGCCGCTAACTTTGACTGACTACATTTATAATTTCCGCCCTGATCTCGATATCCACTATCGCTACAAACCGGCTTCTGCAGACAATCAGCATTTATTAATTGTGATGTCAGGGTTTAACCTTCCTGACCCTACCATCTACGATTTCACTCTGTTGCAGCATACCCAATCTGCGGTATTGTGGATCAAGGATGATTTCAATGGGTTGCCAGCTTATTATCTTTGTAACAATATGAACTTTGAAATTGAGCATGGGGTAAGTCAGCTGATTCGTTCGGTAATTGAACTGACTACGCCCTTAAAGGTTTCAATACTTGGCGCTTCAAAAGGTGGCAGTGCGGCGCTCTATTTTGGTGTGCGGCATAATATTAAAAATATCATTACTGCCGTACCACAGTTTTATCTCGGGGATTATGCAGCAACAATGTGGCCAAAAGTGGGTGAAGCAATGATGGGATCGACAACGCCCGCTGCCATCGCGCTATTAAATAAGCTCTTGCCGAACGCCATTCGACGCGATCGCCAAACAGACAAGAATATTTATCTATTTACTGCTCTCGCTGATTATCAACGTGAACAGGAGATCCTGCCTCACCTGGAGTTGCTTGAGAAATATCAAAACTTCAATTTGATCGAATCGGCATCGCCTTGCATCACTCAACACAATGAAGTCACGCGATATAATCTTAATCTCATCCTTGCTCTGATTTATCAGCTAGAACAGGATGTTATCCCACGCTGGGGGCATATCCGTAATGGTAGTAGCTGGGACACTGAACAGAAATGATCCCAGCAAATATTGCTCGTTGTAGCTTTCAGTGCGTTAGCGAGTAATTAAAAATATCGCCACTAAAAAGAAGGCTAATAAACCCGCGAAAGTCATTGTCCCAATACGCGGCGTTTTTGCCCGCCCAACCACCACACCAATAAAGATACACAGCAGAGTTAACGTGCCAATCATTACCCAAAGAAGATATTGTGTGTTTGCCATGAAGGATCCTTATTAAGCGGCAATAAAACAGATGCGCCAACTTTATACCATTTTTCACGCATGCTGGCTGCAGCGATTTGACCACACTCTTGTCGGGGTAAATGCTTTGAAGGTAATTATCATGTTGCAGTGTGCGCGCAACGCACTGATTGCAGCTTCTGCAGCTGCTCCAGGCGCGCCGTAGCTTTGCTGCTGGCACTGGCTTTTGCAATGCCGTTACCAATACCAAAATCCCCTACGAAGCCAAGTACTGTCAGCGCATCAAACTCGCCGGTTTTTCCGATCTGCTGCTGAACGCTCTGGCTTTTTCCAATCTCATGATTCAGCGCTGCACAGTCATAGGTTTGTGCTTCGGCATCGCTCACATTGGCGGACTGCGGATATTGTTTGAGCGCGCAGCAACTCAGCAGCAAGGCGATCAGAGTAACAGGCTTGTGCATCTCGCAAAATTCTCTCTATGACGGTGATTCATTTCGGAAAGAGAAATGTAGCATGTGATGGAGATTGCAAACGTGGGAATAAGTGAAGTTATGATGGGGATTAAAAATAAAAAAGCACTGCCTAAGCAGTGCTAATAATTCTGATATCAGGCAATTGCCTGATAAGCCCTAACAATTATCAGGGCAGAATATCCGCTATTATGCAGTTTTCAACACAATCATTGATGATTTGCAGAAAATACATTTAGCGCCATGTGGGTTCATTTTCGTAATATCGAACGCGGAGGTGCGATATTGTGAACTCTGGCAATGCGGACATCTTAAACGATTATAAATGCGAATAATTACAGACCTAATACATTTGTTGCAGACGGACCTTTAGGACCATCTTCAACTGAAAACTCAACACGCTGACCTTCATCAAGTGAGCGATAATCAGTGCCCTGGATGGCTGAGAAGTGGACGAAAACGTCCTTGCTGCCATTTTCAGGAGAAATAAAGCCGAAGCCTTTTTCTGAGTTGAACCATTTTACCGTTCCAAGAATTTTATTAGACATAATTTTTACCTTTTAATTGAGCCTATTGGCATAAGGGCCGAGTTGCAGATACGAATCAGAACTTAGGATAAGACTCAAAGAGAAAGGGCTTGAAGCGGCACTAACTGGGATGAGAAATACAATGGGAACTAACCTTCTAACTGTCTGCTATTCAGACCGACGAAGCATTAACGCATTTATCCGCACTACAAGCAAGCGAAAATATTTTTTATTTTTACATAATAATCTATAAATTAGGGCCTGAATAACGTAAGCGAGATGTGTGGCCTATCATTACCTAGCAAATGGGTTTCTATTATAGAGGATTCGATTGTATGAAAAGATTGCTGGGTGGGTTGATTGTCATCATTAACGTGATGACGTTGTCGGGCTGCTATCACTCTGAGCGGCCTATAGGACCTGACGGACGTCCGAATGTGCAGACTGAACAGCCCGCACCAATTGGACCAATGAGTAAGGGGCCGGTTGGTCAACCACAGGCCTAATCGTGTTCAAAAAACCCACCGAAGTGGGTTTAATTATCAATCCGGCTGCTTGTCGCCTGACTCTGGCGCCAGACTTTTATCGTCTTTATCCTGCTCATCTGGCTTAGCCCTCGAATCGTCTTCGGGCTCATCAGCGTCAATCGGTCTATCAGACATAAATCCCCCTTAGTTGCTCAGAGATTTAAGAGTAGGTGACGGCATAAAGACAAGCCTAGCGCGTGAAATCAATTAGTTAGATTACAGACAAAAAAAGACCGAATACGATTCCTGTTTACGATGCATAGGGATATTTCTCTTATCTATCATGGAGATAGATAACAAAAACACCCCTTTTCATGGTTGCAACACTTACCATTGCACACTTTGCAGATCAAACACTTACCAATTTATTCGGATCGGGTTCGGACAAATTTCGGTACAACTATATTGGCAAATCATCCTCGCCGTAAATAGTCGCAATTTCATGCGTCACCACCCCCACCACTGCAATATCTTCCAGCAGGTCATCCATCAGGAATGCGCCATCGTCGGTAATTAGACGCCGCGGCTGAATCATGATCATCGCCCACTCATACATGCCTGACATATCAATCAGCACAGTGTCGCCGTTTACCGGGTAACGCTGCTTGTCGATTATGCACCTGCGGCCATTCAGCTCCACCATGCTGGAAGTCTCGCGCGTGGACAGGATGTGCTGCAGCGGCTGAAGCAGAAACGTCACTTCGCCACTGGCAGGTCCGACAGTCTGGTGGTGTATGCCGGCGACAACATTTCGCGCTTCATCTCCCAGGATTTCTGGATACCCTGTCCTGCAAACCATAATTTCCCCTTCCCGCTCTGGTTGAGACCATCAACGACACGCATCAGCGATTCGCTGTTGGCCTGTGGTTTGAATTCGTCAAAGAGATTGAGCTGAGACACACCCTGACTGTAAAAGTCGCCCAGCATCACGCCTGCTTTCATATACCGGCACCCGTCGCGCCAGATGTGGTCGAGTCCCTGCATAGCAACCCGGATGATGTCGCGCGTATCATTGGACGGCGTAAGCAGCCTGCCCATTGCCTGATTGCCATAGAACACCTCTCCCTCAGCGTGCGGGCTGGTGCGGACGAACACGGCTACCTGTCGGCAATACTGGCGCTCCCGCCTCAGCTTCTCTGCAGCGCGTTCTGCGTATGAGCAAACAGCCTGTCGCATGTCCATGTAATCGGTGATGCGTGAACCGAAGGATCGGGAGCAAACTATTTGCTGCTTCGTCGGCGCGAACTCTTCCAGCTCAAGGCATGGTTCGCCGCGCAACTCACGCACCGTGCGCTCCAGCACCACGTTGAAGTGCTTGCGAATGATGTAAGTGCTTTGCTCCGACAGGTCTTTGGCGGTAATGATGCCCATAGCATTTAACTTCTTGCTGATGCGCCGGCCGACGCCCCACACTTCCTCTACCGGTACCAGCGCCATTAGCTTTTTCTGCCGATCGACATTCGACAGGTCAACGACGCCGCCTGTCTGCTTCCACTTCTTCGCAGCGTGATTGGCGAGCTTGGCCAGCGTCTTGGTCTGGGCAATGCCAACGCCAACGGTCAGATGCGTGTTGCGCTTAATCGTCTCGCGCACCTCGCGGCCAAAATCTTCCAGCATCCGGCAATTGCGTACGCCGGTCAGGTCCATGAATGCTTCGTCGATGGAATAAACCTCCACCGATGGCGCCATCTGCTCCAGCGTCGTCATCACCCGGTTGCTCATGTCAGCGTAGAGCGCGTAATTGCTGCTGAATACGTGAATCTTGTGCCGGCGGATTTCGTCCTTCAGCTTGAAGTAAGGCGCACCCATCGGGATTTTCAGCTCTTTAACTTCCGCGCTGCGGGCGATCACACAGCCGTCGTTGTTGCTGAGAACCAGAACCGGTTTACCGCGCAAATCTGGCCTGAACACCGTCTCGCAGCTGGCGTAAAACGAGTTAACGTCAACTAGCGCAAACATCACATGCCGCCGTTTGGATTGAAAACCTGAAAGGTGCGCTCATCGCCTTCCGATGTTGAGATATCCCGGAATACTGACTTGTGAGCCTCGATCCAGTTATTGGCTTGCCGTGGCGTGTAATGCCAGTTCAGGCGCTCAAGTTCACTGACAAAGTCGAGTGTGCTTACGGTGTAGCGGCCAGCAGCATCGCGTTTGATAGCGAACCTGAAGGCGTCTTTGATTTCGTAGTCGCGGGGCATGGTCATCTCCCTCCCTGATAGATACTGTATATAAATACAGTAATATCGATCGATGGGATCGATCAAGTCGATTGATGGAGGTTTTTGCGAAGGGTTTGGCGGGGAAGGAAATTTAGGTGGGCGGATGCAGAGTGAGTGACTAAGCTTTAATCACACACCCCGCAGCCTGCATGAAGATGGACGCGGTTTTAAGCTGCCCCGTCGCCGGGGCTTTTTTGTGATTAGGTACTCATTGCCTTATATAATGAGTGTCTGTAAGCTAGAGAAATACTTGATTAGTCTAATATTTTTACTTATTCACATAGGATGAGTTATAAGAAATGAACTTTCATTTGGCATGGGTATTTTTTTGTATAATTTCTGCTTCTTTTATATTTGGTTCAAAAAAATATAAAATCGAACCAAACAGAGAATTAAACATAGACGGATTGAGATATCTCTTAGCTGCATTCGTTGTTTTTCACCACAATGATATATCTAAAGCGTACTTTGAAACTGGCAAGTGGGCGCTAAATGACCCTATTTTGGGTTACATGGGGCAATTTGGTGTTGCTGTGTTTTTCATGATAACTGGTTATCTTTTCGGCGACATAAAGAAAGACACTAATTGGATATCTTTTTTGATAAAAAGATTTTTTAGAGTTGTGCCTCTGACTTACATTTCTGCAATAATCTGTATATCAATAGCAACGTATGTTGGCATCAAGCTTGGAAACAATGCCGATTTTAGCAATGTTATATATTGGTTCGATGGTGGCCTGTCGGGCGTTAAACCACCTATTTATGGCTTTAAGGATGCGCAATTCATTGGCGCTGCCGTAATGTGGACACTCTACTGGGAGTGGATTTTTTACTTCTCACTACCATTACTTTCTTTTGCATTCAATAAGACGTACACAGTAGGCATTTGCATTGCTGCAATATCTATTCTTGCTCACACGGCTGATTTTTTAAAAATACCTTTACATCACACTTCGTTACTTTTGTTCTTTGCAGCTGGAGTGCTAATTAAGAACCTGAAAGTAATTTCTTCATCACATTCTATAATAAAAAGCACACTTGCTTCATTGATACTCATTTACTGCCTGTTTGTATCAAATATTCACTCAGCCTATAACTTGACTTCATTTGTTCTTATTGGGGTGTTTTTCTTACTCGTTGCAAAAGGTGGGAACCTCTTTGGCATGCTCTCGACGCGAGGATTTGTGGTGTTGGGTGATGCCAGTTATAGCATCTATCTGCTGCATGGTATTGCATGGTTTATTATGAATAAAGCATCATTCCACTATGGGATACAAAATAATGATGTTGCATATTATGCAATTCAGACTTTCGTATGGTACGCAATATGCTTTATATCCCTAATGAGTTATAAGCACTTTGAAAAGCCATTTATTTTATATGGTAAAAAGGTTGCATCAAAATTCGAGGCAACCTGTACTAAAGAGGCTTGACATCAGTTTGTATTGGCCGGGATCTCCGGCCAATCAATCACATCTGCAGTGTTTGCATCAATGCGGCTTAAAGTAACTCTATATTTCTTCCAGACTGACAGGGCGACCTTCTCTTCATCAGTTGCAATACCTTCATCTGCTGCGTCCTGTAAAATATCACGATACTGAGTTGCTTCGTCCAATAACGATTTCTTGAGAGCAATGTTAGATTCAACTGCTTTCATTTGAATTGCTTCTTTATCATCGTCGCTCAATATTCGTTCGATGAGTAAGGGCTCCCCTTTTTTGGTGCTAGTTATAACCTTCCCTTCAGCTTGGCCGTTTAACATTGATCTCCATAAATCCTCACTGATATCAATGGCATCATTCGGAATTTTAGTGTTAATATCTGTGTCATAAAAAGCGTTTTCTAAAGCAGAAAATTTCTTCATTTTAATATCCTAAAGCTATCCACCAAATACCTTTATTAGCACCTGTAGTGCCGCCACTATTGCTTATATCCATGGTTGAGTTGCTTTTTATTTGCGCGCCCACCCCATATTCTCCAGAAAGAGTAATTGAAGCACCTTTACAAGCAACCGCAGTAAAACCAGCATTCGGAAATGCTATGGGTAATGTCACGGTGGTTGTTGTTTGATTGGTGAACAATCCATTACCCCACTGTATAATTAAGCCGCCTGGCAGTTTCTGATAGCCTCCGCCCGCAACCAAAGAAGAGGCAAAAGAGTTCATATCAGGTATTTGGTTAGCTCCTACACCAACATTTTTTGTTGCAGCGGTGCCCAGCCCAAGGCTTGCGTTGCCGTTCTTAACGGTAATTACCTGAGTCCATTTCGCTGAAGGAGGAGCGCTGCCTATATTGCTGCTGGCGATGGATGAGTATGTTTCTCCAGCGCGAACACACAATGAGCCAACATAGTATTCCTGCGCTGCGTCCCACTCAGGCACACCCATCTGATGCTGATAGGCAATAAACTGGCTCATCGTGTACATGGCGGCATTGAAGTCTTCGAGAGATGGATTCTCGGACGGCCCTACAATCCCCCATCCACGAAGAAATGCCGTTGTAACCTGCGACGTCAAGTCATCAGCTTGAGTTGTTTCACCAAACAGCGTGCGCTCAAGCCCCTGAGCATTAGAGCCGAAAGCACGTAAATTCCCTGCGTATCTCGCAATCTTAGACATGAATTTTCCTCGAAAAAAAACCGCCCTTGTAGGCGGCATTGAATTTGCTTCCGAATCCCCTCGCTGCGGGGTTTCTGGAGAACCCGAATGTCATTCCGGGCGTGACCTGATAGAAGTAGTCGTAGCGAACGCCGGCGGGCTTAGGCAGCAGCCCGAGCTTCACAATCAGGCGCAACTCGTCCTCGGAAATCTGCGGTGAGATGTTTAGCGCCAGCGTCATGTCTTTTCTGTCTGTTACATAGGCTTCGCCGTTAAATGCTGCCTGTATGACCTCCTGGAGACTAACGCGATCGTCTGATGCGATTGTCGAAGCTGCGGCGTTCTTAGCGATTTTCACCTTGAGAAAACGTCGATACTCGTTGTCACCAAGCTGGTAGTCACCGTATGCCGGTGCAAACTTACTGAAGAACGGGGCGCCTATATAGGAAACGTTCGATTTGCTGCTAAATCCCGCTGAATTGGTGTGACCTTCGAAACCGAAGAAAACCTTTGCGACGACTGCAGGAACGCTGCGGGGAAGGCCAACTATGCGCCCTATTACATCGAGGCGGTAACCCGTTACGACGTCAATATCGAAATTGGCCGGGTTGCGTATGAAGTCAGCAATAATTTGCCAATGCTTCATCATGGCTTCGATTTCAGATCGGGCTTTCGGCTTTTCCCAGTACTGCCTTATAAGCATTAACGTATAGCGATTGATGATGTCGTTGTTCATCACGTCACCTCGTTGATGCTGATATTTTCCACGTCCAGCGTGAATTTACCCTGGAATCCGGGCAGCAACTCACCATCAGTGAACGAGACCCCGTCATCGCTTATCTCTAGGTCAGTGAGAACATAATTGACACGGCCTGTTCCATATCCATCTGCATAGAATTCGTTAGCATCAATGCTTTCGCCGATGTGCATTACACGGCTCGCTAAAGCCTCTTTGAGTGAATCTGTATCAACAGGGTCATTCGCAGCCTTTCGCTTTGCCGTCAGTTTGATATAGAGCGGCTTGTATATTGGCCTGTCGAATTCAAGATCGTGAGCTATCTGCAAAATAGTCCCATCTGGCCGCACCAGAGATTCAACATAGCGTCCTGTGATGCTTCCCTTTGTACCGGTTCCGCCGCCTTTTTGCTTAACCATAACTTCGACGATTTCTGAGATGGCTCCACCTTCGACGACCAGCCATATCGAATTAGCTGGAATACCTGTCGGTGGGTCATCAATTTTTGTGTCGTTGTCATCGATATTCAGATCCGTTACGCCAGCAAGCTGAGCGACTTTGGCAAAAATTGCACCGGTACTGCCCGTTGCCGGGTTTTCCAGTGATCGATTGCGACGCTGACGGAATTGTTCAGGTGTTTCTTCGTCTCGGCCCACCACCACCGCAACGTCAGATGTTACGCCAAGAATTCCCAACTCAGGCGTCAGCTGCGTAAATGTGTCAGAGACGAGGCCTGTCACCTTCCCGAAGTTCTGAGCAAAGAAAGTTACTGATGACGTGCCGGCGGGGATCGTTACGTCCTGCCTGACGAACCACACCTGGTTGGCCTGGTCGCGGATTTTATAGCCGCTATACAAAAGCACCGGTCGGTCAGCCGAAACTTTCAGATCGCGTTGAGAGCGAGAGCCTGGGCGCAAATAGAGACCATGCAACTTGCCGATAATCTGTTGCATGTCACCCGTGTTGAAATCCGGGTCCATTTGCGAATACAGCCACTGCAACGCTGCTTCAATGTCTGTTCTTGCCTGCGCCTCAACCGACACGCGCTGTCCGTCTGGTGATTCCTGGTCTAAATCTACGTCCTGACCGTAAATCCCTTTATATGCTTCGCTCAGGCTCTGGAATATGTCTCTGAAGCTATCAATCTGTAGCCCGCTGTTATCAAACTGTAGTGCCATCTTTCTGCGCTCCACTTACAGGGAATAGGACTGACTGTTCATCAAATACAGTTTCAATGCGCAGCTCGACCACCTGCTTTCTTGTCTTTTTATTAACTGTCATCGATAGGTCGATAATTCGCATCACGCCATCAGTGGCTAAAACAACCCGCTCTATTTCTCTAAGCGTTTCCAGCTCAGTGTTTTTTTCTGACAGCAGATAAATCCAGTCGATGTTGTCATCCATATTGAGTGGATTATCATTTTTGAACGAACGAACGCGGCATTTTACTTTCTGCGCAATGGCCGCACCGCCGGTAATGTAATTATTGCGGCCACGGCCAAGCGTCCAGTCATCGTCTTTGTCCAGCGCTGATACAATCATGCGATCCTCGTGATGATGCCGTTGGTTACTGTGATGTTTTTGCCGTCGTCACTTCTGAATGAACCCGAGACACCGCTCTGTCCTGATGTCTCAAGTGACCCGTACTTCAGCTGGCCCAGCACCTCGCACTCTTCCAGCGTGGACCTTCCTCCTGATTGCTCAAAATCACCGGCCAGGTACATCGACCCCATATGGTCAGTGTCTTTCTGCATGAGGCGGCGCACTTTGGGGGTGCTGATAGCTGAGGCCTGCGGGTTAATGCCGCACAACGCAAAGCCGTCTGAATAGTCGTGCATGCGCATTTCGAGAGGAGGAACGAAATCACTACCTGCATACCAGGCGTCGTAGCAGCGCTCAGAGATAAGCACTAAGCAGTAATCACCTATTGCAATTGGTTCTGCAATATAACTTCCACCACCCTGAATAATGACAGGAGGCACCTCGATGAATTCTGGCAATTGACGTGAATCACCATCGACGACCCTGTTAATGACAGGCGAACATCCAATCGTTGTATCATTTACAGACGTTATCTTTGCGACGACAATAGTGTGAACATCGGCCAGCGCGAAATTCACTCCCTGACCGATAGTGTCGTGAAGTTCTTCAATCATGATTTTTGCCCATAAAAAAACCCACCAATAGGTGGGTTCAATGTTTCAGCTTTTTTCTTACGCGCTTTCAGCTGCTTCCTGTGCTTCAAAGAAGCGCTGACGAAAACGCATTGGGTCTTTAATAAAACGGATAGGGGCGTGTGATGAACCAGTATCGCTAATGACTAGGGAGCCATAGCCAAAGATTCGGCCCGCAATGCCCTGCTTAATCTGCAAGCTTGAAACCTTTTTGATAGGGATTTCTACTGTGTCTCGCTTGATTAAACCAGCTTTTGCAATTAACCGTTTATTTGTAATGCCAGCCTCGTTTGAGCGCAGAACAAGATAGCCCAATGGTATAAGCAATAATCCGAAACCTAGGGTGAATGTCGCAACAATCAACCCCCAGATAACCCATGGTATTAACGCCAAGAGAGTAACTTTACCACGGTACAATACCTCTTCCTTGCCAATCAAATTCGAATCAATATAGGACATATCTTAAACAACTCCTTTGCAAAGGGGATTCGGATAATATCACCTTTAAAATTATGTTTCGATATGTTAATGACTATTACATTAATAAAATTAAGCAATCACTTTGTAATTACCGGCCGGTCTGGCTGTCACCTTCTGACTCCATGCCGCGCCGGTGTACTGCCCGCTAGTCTCAATCTGATAGATTTTATAAACGCCATTCAATGCAGGGTTAGTTACGCTTTCCAGTGAACACAGCCCACCAATTCGCAGCATCGGATTTAGTTTTGTGTCGAACACTACCTGACCTTTGACCTGTGAAGCTAAAGTGCTGGAGTCGACATCGCCTTTGCTCGCACCGCCGGGATCGGTATTTGGGCTATTGGTGCTTGCGGGCTTCTGGCTTCCATCTGCCTGTGCGCTGCCCTTCGTTGACTGAGGGGTGTTTAGCAGGCCACTGCGAGCATTAACCACGGGAATATTGCCGGAGGTTACCTCGTTATCCTTCAGGATGTGAATGCGCTCATCTTTAATGAAAAAGCTCTCATCCGGCGCAAGCATGTCGGTGAGGATTTTACTGGAGCTTCCGACCAGCACCTTGGGCCTGATAAGTTGCTGCTGGCTGGTTACCGAGCCTTTTTTGGTATTGGGCATATCCAGCAGAACAGAATCAACAACCTGTTCTTTGCCGCGTACAGTGCGCGACGTGAATGAATTTATGTAGTCGTGACCACCGTCTTCACACTCAAGGCTTACGACATGGACCGGACCCTCGCGGTTGACTGCTCCGCTTTTGACTGACCCCTGAAATACCTGGCGGAGTTTTCCGTTGTAGCCCACCTCAAGCCTGATCGGGATGTATTTTTCATCATCCTCAGCCTTAACCAGCTGAAGGCGGGTTGAAGGCTTCAGGCCATTTATTGATGCTGAAAGCTTTCCGAGCGATTTTTTGTCTACAGTCTCAAGCGCTTTAAATGAGACCGACATCGGCGGCTCGATAATAACAGCCTGATTTCCGATGCCCACGGTCAGCCGGTAGTCACGATAAAATGTTTCCATTACGGCACGTCTCCCCCGCGAATTTCTATCATCTCATCTGGCGTCACCATATAGAGCTCACATCGCCCGCTGGCGAAGTCGTCAGCCCTGTACGGGTCAATCCCTGAGTTGTCAGTGCATAGCAGCGCGATATCGAACGGCCAGTTTTTATGGCGAAAGTGAAGAGAACCCAGCGACAACTTCACGCCATCAATGAAATCATCCAGATACTCGACTCTCATTTTCCACATCTCAACCGTAGGTAGGTGTCGCAAAATAATGACAGCCTCACCACGGTCGAATAGAAGAACGTGCCGCTGAATTGGCTCATCAGTGACGTTAGCTACAAGATCCATTTCCAAACCTCATTGAAAGAATGAGCTTGCCGCCCCTTTGAGTGACGTCAGCACCGACTTCGACTTTGTCGCACCTGATGATGATTTTGAATTGTCTGCAGGTGTTTGCGATCCCTTGTTTGCCACGCCGGCAGTTTTTGATTTCGCTGCAGCCGAGGGTGACTTAAACTGCTGCTCGATAGCCGTCGTCGTCAACTGGGTGAAATTAACTTTAGTGAAACCTGCTTCGAACTTCGTTTCTAAAGTCTGATTGTCGGTTGATACAACCAGGCTGCTGAGTGCCATGTTTTCGTGCGTCCTGTAGTCAACCTCCACTGAGATAAGCTGCTTGCCGTAGTAAACTGCCTCAATGAAATCGAGGAACTGCTCACGTATACCTTTGGCGCCACCTGCGACCGGATTACCAACCAGACCAAAGAGATCTGCACCCTTATCAGCAAGGCGTTTAGCCTCAAGTATCTTCTGCTCAGCCCGATCGGCAATTTCATTAATCTTCTGTAATTGCTGCTGAGTTTTCGACGGGATGTACTCGATCACCTCACCATACCTGGAATAATCAGGCAGCAGGCTAAGCGATGAATTGGGCTTAGCGTCGGCATACACATCTGAAACCGAACCACTGATTTTCACCTGTATAGGCCCGATGATGATGTCGTCAGAGGCAATACTGCCATCTTCCAACACATCTACCGGAACCTGAGAGGGATACGTGGTGGAGTCGCCGACGCGGGCGAACATCGAGAAGCCGCCAATGCCGACCTTTTTTACCGTTGCCTTTCCCGACTCCTGCGCTTTAGTAAAACCGTCGAGAATACCCATTACATGCCACCTCTTCGGCTCATCCGGTTAGCATCGCGCATGTTCTGCTGCAATCCGTCCGCTGCCGTGTTACCAGCAACTACCGGGTCTGAAGTGTTGATGTGAATCGTGTTGCTCTGACTCACTGAGGAATTGCTCACAGCGCCGCCCGGTGCGTAGGCGAGATTTCCGTTTAAACCGGGATTGCCATAAGGGATGCCGTTATTGCCACCATACCCACCGCTAGTCGCAGAATCAGCATTGTAGCCAACGCCAACCACAGGAATCTGTTTCTCTTCGTCATCGCCAAAACCAAGGAATGATTTGGCTGAACTCCACGCGCTGGATGCTGCGCTGCTGATCACATTGCCGATGTAGTCGCCAAGACCGGCAAAGATGTTTTTGGCCCAGTCAATGAAGGCGACGAATGGTTTTTTCAGGTGCTCGACGGTGTTGTCGAAGATGCCGACCACATCATCCCATGCACCCTGAAAATCTCCGGTCAGAAGCTTCCACAGGGCGGAAAACATGAGCTTTATGTTCTCAACGCCGACCTTAAATGAGTCGATGATGAAATCAACCACTACCATTACAGCACCTTTAATCGCCAGCAGCCCCGGCACGATGTCGATGCCCCACGTATCTTTGAAGAAGTCAGCGATTACGCTCTGCCCGCCCTCCATTGCTGTAAGCAGGTCATCGATAACCAGAATGACAGCCAGAATTGCTGCAGTGATGAGTACTACCGGTGAGAATATTGTTCCGAGTACCGTTCTGAGTCCGATAGCAGCTATTTTCCACGCGATAAACCCTGCGGTTATGACCGCGACGATTGGCGCCATCCTGCGAATCATGCCCATCACCGAGAAAATGATTTCGCCGAGATTTTTCAGGCCGTTCTGAATGAGGTCTTTGTTCACAACGAGGAAGTCGATGAAGCCATCAATCAGGTCTTTTAGAACGGGCACAAACCCGATCGCCACCTGAAACTTTACCCCATCAAATCCTTTACCAAGCGTGGTAAGTGAGTCGTTATAATCGGCGAAGAGATCGGCCTGCTCCTGAGTTACCACACCCAGCGCTTCGGCTTTTTGTTGAAAACCCTCAATCTCAGCGCCGGTCATGGACAGCAGCTGAACCATTGATCGGTCAATGCCCATCTTATCCAGCACAGAGAACTTTTCTGCCTGACTCATGCCTTGTAGTTTGTCGGCAAGCTCCCGGAATATGACGTCAGAGGTTTTAACCTCACCGTTGAGGGTTTTAAATTGCAGGCCAAGGCGGCTAGCGACGTCCTTCGCTTCCCCTTCACCCGTTGAAATGAACTCACCAACGCGTTTAGTCATCTCGCCCAGCGAAGCCTGTAGAGCGTCCACGCTGGAGCCATTTACCTCGGCGGCATATCCCAGAGTCTGGATGGTCTCTACTGCGATGCCGGTCTCACGGCCAAACTGGACCAGTGGGTCGATTGATTCACTGACAGAAGTGACCCAGCCAGCAATGCCCGCAGCCGAACCTGCAATCGCAGCGCCCATGCCCGCCAGTAACCCGATGGATGCTTTCAGGTTGGCATTGAATGTTTCCTGTGGCGCCAGGTCGCCAACGAACCCGAATTTAGTGATTAGCTCGTTAACTATTGCCATTCTTTGCCTGCTCCATCTGGTAGTGCTGGATATCAGCGCTGATATTTTCAAATTCGAGCATGTCGAATAGCTCTGGTGTGTCTAGCTTTATCAGCTCGTGATAAGGACCGTACCCGGCCTTAGAGAGCGCCAGGTACATACTCATGTCATCGCTTATGTTCGAGGATTTAACGTAAACTTCTGCACTTCTGGAGCTTCTGAATGTGAGTTCATATTGCTCCCGGCCATAAAAGGCAAACTGATGACCTGCAATCCTGTGGTGATGACAATGATGTAGTCGCTAGAGTGCTCTTCGAAATGGTCAGGCTGCTTAGAGAGCTGAACGCCATCGAAAAGGATGTACTCGAACATCAATTGCTCTATTTCTTCAAAGCGTTCGGTATCGAGGAACTCCATAGATTCACGCTTAAGTTCGCTTGCAACACCTGTAAAAAAGGCAAACACCTTACGACGTTTTTTATGAGTCATTTTGGCAAACTCGTAGCGCCTGCCGTTAATATCCGCAAAGCCGTCGTCATAGACAGCTTTAATCATCGCAAGAGCTTTTTTTTGGTTCTCAAGCTGCTTCTTCTGCTTTTCGGTGGACATGGTTTGCCTTATACGTTGCGCACGACGTTGCGTAGCTCGATGGTGTATTCCATGAGCGCATTTACGTCCTGGTTGTTTTTGGTTTGGGTAGGCTGAGTGGTAATCGAGCCAACCTGCAGATCGTAGGTTTCCTTCAGTGCCGCGCCGTCTCGCACAAACGACTCTTTGATAGAGCCATTAAACACCACAGGGATGTTGGCGTTTCGCTGCTGATTCAGCCAAACATCGTCATTGGAAAACTTCTGAACCCGCAAAACCATCACATGCACGCCAGCATCAACTCGCTTGGAGATGGTCACGCCGTTTTGAGAGCTGTTAGCGCGACTTGTCAGGGCATTTGATGGCGTCAGCGTGACATAGTCGCCCGCTGCGATATCCGTGATGATCCGCCCGTTAAGCACGATTGTGGCGGTATCTGCACTAATAACAATCTGAGACATTTACCGCCCCTTATTTATTGAAGTTGATGATGATGTCTTCGCTGTGGATGGCGCCGGCATTCTTCACTGCAATCTGAACCACCGGTGATTTACGCTCTTGTCGGTCAGCGGTCGACTGGTCCGCAAGGTCGCCAGCCAGCACGTAGAAGCCGTTCTGCTCAATGTTGCGCAGGAACATATCGCGGTCACCAAAGAAGTCAGGTAGCGTCCACGTGCCTGGATTGAACACGCCAGCACGCACAAAGCCGCGCGTGGTTTTCTCTGCGCAATCCTCAAGCTGGTCAACGCCGTAGTACGTCTGAGGCACTTTGGTTGGCGTGGTCTTCAGCAGGTTGAAGGAGTCAGTCTGCACCGCATCAACGTAAGCCATCAGGTTGTAAACGTTGTCCACGAAGTCGTTAGCGCCGCTGGAGAGCACAACCGGAACGTCTTTGATGGTGGTGTAGATATCGAGGCCGACACGCTTGGCTTTGTCGATTTCAGTCTGAGAGTAATCCTCAGCAGGCACGTTCAGCGTTTTCAGGTTCAATGTGATCGCCGTGCGCTCGCCGTTAAAGTTCACGGTGTGAGTTCGCGCCATGTAACTGATAGCCAGCTTGCGGTTACCAGCCTTGCTGTAAAGCATGCGGAAATTGCTCTGGCTTGCGAGTGTCACGGCCCAAACTGGATTTGCTGGGTCAACCTCTAGCGCCTCATCGCCTGTAAACGTTTCATAGACGATAACTGCGTTCGCCTTCGCCCATGACGCAATAAGCGGAACCTGCGCGTCGAGGATTTTATCGATGAAGCCAGCGCCCTTGATGTTCACCAGCGATTTCAGTGCGCTTAGTGCCTCAAGCTGCGATTCTGGAGCGACTGGAGCTGATGCTTTGCCATCTATCTTGGCAGCGCCAGAACCGGCAGCGATTGACAGAATGTCACCAATGAATGTTCCTGTTGCTGATGGCTCCGGATAATCAACGACTGAAGTCGCGCCGGTAGTCGGGCTGGTGAATGTAATTCGGGTGCCGTCAAAAACTACCGTCGCCACCGCAGGAGTGATTTCTTCCTGAATCTGCGCAATCACATCAGCCAGTGTTGCGGATGTTGACCCGTCAATGCCTGTTACGTCGTGGTCGGTGCCGTCGATGTTGACACTGAAAGACCAGTCATCAACCAGGCGAAGCGCAGGCAAGATTGCTGCCTGAGAAATCTCCGCGCCGCGCAGTACGCCTGCTGTAGCTGGCAAAGTTTCGCCCGCGGCATTCCAGAAGCCAACAATCAGGGTGCCGCCGGCTGAAATCGGGTTTGGCGATGTGCCGAAGAAGGCATTTGCAAAGGCTGCGGTAACAGATGATGCGCCAAAATCCTGCTCTACTGCGGCTGGCGTCTTATATGAGCGCCAGCGCTCAGCTGTGCTAAGTACACCGACCTGGCTCGTAATGATCGCGCAGACGTTAATGTTATCCCGAGCAGCCGAGCGGCCTTCCTCGAGGAGCGTCACGTTAATGACGTTGTTAATTGATGCCGGCATTTACTTATCCTCTAGAAATTGAAACTGCGGCGTGTCGATACGCAGTGTCTGCACATCGCGAGCCGGGGCGTATTGAATGTTGAAGCTGAGCTGAACCCGATTGCCGTGGGATTGTCCGAGCAACTGACCCACATCGGTAATATTCGATATCGACATGATGGTCAGGCCATTTTTGCGGCGCAGCTCGTTAGCTTTCTGGCTGGCGCTGAGCATCAGGTAATCTTCTGCGTTTGCGTAAGCTTTATCGCCGTAGAACTCCAGCACGATGCTATGGTTTACGGCTGCGGTGTATTTCATCACCTCAGTGGTGCCATTGAACCGCTGACCCCGCGCAAGAACCGACTGCGGCAGACTTCCGTTCACAACGATGTAGCCCGTGGCAAAGTCGGTTGCGATGATGTTTTTACGGTCGAACTTAATCAGTTGCTCGTCGTAAGCCAGCAGGTCACGAACGAAGCGGGCAACTGCGATCAGATGGGGTTGCGTCATAGCGTAGGCACCAGTAATGGAAGCTTGGTTTCCTCGGCTATGGCGTGGCAAAAGCCGTAATCCATGAAATCAGCAGGCGAAACGACTTTGTAATCCCGACCATCTTTCTCAATGAACTGCCCTGTCTCAATCTTCAGCCGGGCATGAATGAGCAGATACTCTTTCGACCAATCGAGGCTATCCAGCGTCAGGTTTTCTTTGTTGGCGCTCTGCACAACCGCAATAATGTCCTGCACTGTAATTACTTCGACGGGCACAAAATCCACCGTGGCTTCTGTTCTGGTTTTCAGCTTTACAGGCTGCTCCCATCCAATCAGGGCATCGGTCATATCAAGGTCAGATAAATCACTCACTGCGAACCTCCCATGTGATAGCGCCGCGCAACTCACCTGTGTCGATTAAGGGTGCCGATGAGCCCTTTGCTTTTTTGGTTGCAGCTTTGATGTCCGGCCATGTCCCATACCCAGCAGTTTCAAATGCCTTAACGCTAATATTTCGTGCCGTGACTCCAACAAGATTTAACGCAGTTTCTGCATTGTTTTTACCCGCCCCTACTGACTCGACAGCTTTCTGGATGGCCTTGTTAATTTCGGATTTCTTTAGCTCGAACGGAGCACGTAGAAATGAGCGCTCAGGGATGGTTATCTTATGTGCCGCTGTGAATCCGGTTACGGGCCCCATGAACGAATTACGCCTGAATACCGCTCTTCCCCCGGTTGCCATGTAACCTGTTCCGCCCGGATGATCAATTTCTGCACCAAATTCATGGGCGGCCCCGATCTCTATAATTGTGCTACCACCTGTGTGGGCTTTGCCGCCGACCTTTCCAACCGGTAAACCTACGGCGACATAATGCGTTTTCATCGCTTGAAGGTTTTTCAGGTATTCGGTTGTGGCTCTTAATGTCTCTTCGGGTGTCATGCGATCACCTCATCGAATTGCCAGCACATGAACGCCAACCAGCTTGCGCAGCCGGATGTACTCCTGACCGTAACTGCTGGAAGCGTAACCATCATGATTTGCACCAAAACCCGCGTCAGGCGCTGAATAGCCAATGGAGACGCCAGCAACAGATCTGCTGGCAATCGATTTCATTGGGTTTCCGTTTGAGTTGCCTGATGGGGTAAGAGCGCCGGATGCATAAAGCAGGTGAGCCGCTAAAGCCTGGTGACCTTGTTCATAAAGTCGACCCCACACCTTGCGGCTCATCTGATTAGCTGCATCCTCAAGAGCGACGCTGATGCGGGCTGGTGCGGTGCTGGAAAATTCGGGGTAACGGTCAATGAATTCCATGCTACCCCCTTCGGTTACTGCGGAGCTGGCGAGGACTTGTAGTCCACGTACACAGCTGACTGAGGCTGCTTCCACATTGCGCCGCCGAATGCAGAGCGATAGCCGCACTCGTAGGTCAACAGGTCGCGTGCGCGCACAGCCAGCAACTCTGGCATATGCACTTCCATCTCAAGGTAATCAGCCTCGTATGTGTAGACTGCCAGGCGCGTTTTGCCCGCTTTGATGCCGACTGCATAATTGCTTGGCACCTTCACGAACGTGATGCTGAACGAGTCATTGCCAGACGCTTTGCGCAGCGCGGCCATGATGCGATCCATTGCCGCAACAGGAAGCAGGTCAGCGCCAACAATCACGGCGTTTGGATCGAACTTCTGCATTGCCAGCATGAAGTCGCTTGCATCCATCGCGATGTGCGTTGGCTGGATGCGGTAGGACGATTTGCGCCATGCAACGTTGTACGCATTCAGAACCAATTGCACGAACTCATCTGACGTCATATCAGCGATGGTTTTGTTGCCGGCATCGGTAATCAGCTGAACAGCCGAACCGGTCAGCAAGCCTTCCTGACCTTTCACGCCTGCATGCCCGACGTAACCCGCATACTGGATGGTTGCCAGGGCGTTTGCGTACAGGTCATCCTGCTTTTTGGATTGCAGGTTGATGTTCAGGCGGGCGATCTTCTCCAGCTCCTGCTGAGTCCACGTGGCAGCTTTTGCCCACTGGCCGACAGGTGCTTTCAGCCACTCGATATCGCTATCAATGGTTTTCAGGCTGTTGGTTTTGTTGCCGATAATGCCGTCTTTCACAGAGCCGACTACTTTCGACACGCCGAAATCAACGTACTCGAGAGCAAAGTCCAGACCCTCTTTAATCGGTAGCGCTTCACCGATATTAATTTCCGGCAACTCTTTCTCCTGCAGGGTCATATCGCGCTCGGTTAGCGCTTCCTGCAGGACGTTTTCAAAATCTGCGGTTTCCATTGGCATTTGTTATTCTCCTGCCGCTTCCGGCGCTGCCTGTTGTACGTAACCCAGGGTGATCGCCACGCAGTTGTTGCCTGCGCTCACGTCCTCTACCCAGTAACCCAAGTCGATGTTCCCGGTCGCTTCATCGGTGACCTTGCCTGCATCCGCGCCGGTATCGATGATGTAAGCAGTCGCGCCACGCGTGAAATCTGCTCCTTCAACTGTCAGAGCACCCACGCAGTCACCGTGAGAGAAGTGACCGATGTTGGCCTGCTTGTTAGGTGGTGACGCGTCACCGTAGATGTCGCGAACTACGATGCCGTGGATGCGTGAGCCAGCCGCCAGAGGCATGACGCCGCCAGCCGGGTTAACAGCAACAAAAGTGCCGTATAGCAGTGGAGTGTCGGTCAGGTTCTCTTCGCCCCACACTTTGTCGTTAGAGCTGGAGGCGCGTTTGATAGAGCCCGGTTGAATAGTGCCGTCAGCACCGTCCCAGTCAGTGAATCCGAATGTCATGATTATTTACCCCCAAGGCGTTGATTGGCTGTTTTTACAGGTGCTGGCTTGCTGTCTTTGAACAGGTGAGCGCCGATTTCACTACGCGGTTTCGAAGTTGCCTGAATGGCGGCATACGCAGCACGCAATTCGCTGTCGGTCATTGCTTTGACCTGCGCATCGTTAAAGGCGCGGGTGCTCACAAGCACGGCAGCGCGAACGTCACGCGCTGACTTCGCATCAGTCAGGTTTACTTTAGGGAAGCGGGATTTAGCGTCGGTCATGGTGGTTTCGGTTTCGCTTTCGGCCTTCAGTGCCGCCAGTTCATCCTCCAACTCTTTCACCTTCGCTTTCAGTTCGGTGTTTTCGGTTTCCAGCGCGGTGATTTTTGCGTCTTTGTCGTCATCACCTGCTGCCGGGTCTGCATCCACAGGGGCTGCGGCCGTCATGCCATCGAGTTGAGACTTGAGTTCGGCAAGCTGAGCGAGCACCTGTTGTGCCTGCGCAGTCGCTTCTTCACCGCCTTGTGCGCCGAGGTCTTCTAGCGCTTTCTCCAGAGCGGCGATCATTCCAACGATCTCGTCTGGCGTCAGGCTCGCACCCTCTGCATCTTTCAGTTTTTTACCCTTCAGGAATCCAAGGGCGTCGGTTAGTGTTTTGAACATCGGCTTACCTTTTTTGTCGTTTAACTTACACTGAGGCCCGTAGCGCCCCTCTGTTACGCCCGCGACGTGATTGCCGCGAATGTTGATGTGGTAAAACTTGCCATCACGATCTGCGAGTTCGGCGGGCTCATAGCCGACCGATACCTCGCGAATTCCGGTTTTCTCCAGCGTCTCAATCGCCACCGAATCAGTCAGAAACACGTCGCACACCACCTCGTCACCATCGATGCGGGTGTTAGCGATATGCCCTGATGATTTTTCTTTGTGGTCTGTCGCATTCACCGCCCCGTCGTCAGGATGAGTCAGCGTGAAAGGCAGTCCGTTGAATGAGGCTAGAGTTTCTGGCTTGGAGAGTTCGGCGAGCGTGCGGATTACAGTGATTTTCTTGTTGGCATCGCTGCCTGTTAACCCGATTTCGTGTCCGTAGTATTCAATCGGACCGGCGCGGGTTATCGTCGCAGTGGTGATTACGTACCCCTGCGGTGTTCGTTTCCATGTCATGGTTTATTCCCACGCTACGTAAGGAAGTGACAGGCACCGGCAATGGTAATCCTCGCCGGGGTTGCCCTCGTAAGCACCAATGCTGCTGCGCTTCTTCCATGTCTTGCCGCCATCGTCTGAATAGACGGTCGGATCGGAGTATTTGCAAAGCTTGTTATTCAGGACGAAATGACTGTCTCGCTCCCGCTCATCGCCGGTGCCACTCCATTCGTACACGTCCAGACCTAGCGCTTTGCTGCGCGCTTCGGTCAGTGCAGAGTTGAGCTTGGCAGTCTGGTCACGCGCAATGAACTTGGCTCGACTGAGCGATACGTCACCACGCTCACGAATGATGCTGATGAGGCTCTCGCTTCTGCCACCTTCCAGAAGGTTGCCGAAGACCTTCTCGCCTATGTCGTTGATGAAGTCCGTCTGGATGGACGTTATCAGCCCAACATTCTCGCGGACGGCCTCCTCCATCTTTTCCCTGATAGCGCCATCACCCAGCATTCCAGTCAGGTCTATGCCAAACGCCTCGCTGTAGGTGCGCTGCGTTTGCTCCTTGTTCTGGAAGTTGGCGCGATTAACCAGGCCAGAAGCAATGCGGCTGGCAATGTCAGCGATTGATATACTGGCAAGCCGTTGCATGATTCGGGCTAGTCTGGCGGTGATCGAGAGTGGTGTGGTATCTGGTGCGTCGGTGAGGTTGGGTCTTTCCAGTTCTTCGATGACAATCTGAGTCATGCTGTTGATGAACTCATTGAGCCTGTCCCTATACCACACCTCAGCTCGTTTGCTTGGTGTGGGCGGGCGCATCTTACGCCGCCGTGGCTTCCGGCGGCCCTGCTTGCGCTCCAGGAGTTGTTGGAGTTCCATAGCTTCCCCATGAACCAGAATCTGCGCCAGCGCTGACAATGCCCGCGATCTCCTCTTCGGTCACCGTCTTAAGAACGCCGCGGGCGATCATTTCCCGGATGGCCACTTCTTCGGTCAGAATGGACGAGGTAACCAACGTGTTGAATCCCGTCGCATACTGACCAAAGCGCGTTGCCTCTTCGGTTTCGTTGATACTGTCGATTGACGGATATTCATACGCGAGCGATTCAGCAACGGAGAGCTTGTCCAGGATGAACTTATCGGCGAAATCCTGCATCGGTCGCAGGCGTGACTCCTGCATCCCGTTGATGGTTTCGTAATAAGCTTTGTTGTCCTCTTCGCCGCTGCTAAAGCCGCTGGCAGACTGACCGAATAACACGGTGATAGGCCTGTCCAGTGCGCCAGCCAGAACGGTAGCCATCTTGGTGATGACGTCCGACAGGCCTGTGAATTGCGCATTCTTCTGCTCGTAACGCCCCTGCGCTTCCGTTGTGCCGGCATCAATGAGTAGCAGGCCGGTGGAAGATTTTGTCTCTTTCATCACGCGCGCATATTCGCGCACCTGATTTTCCTGACCGGCGGCAATCTGGTTGTTCATGCCAGGCACAAAAAGGACATCGACGTTCGCTTCCTGAATGGTGTCACCGGTACTCAGGATGGCGGTGTCAAATGTCTTGATATGCTCGTATGGCGCTTGCAGGTCAGATGTGCCGAACTGGGCACGGTCTTTGATGCTATGGCGACCGAGCTTTGTGCGTAGGCAGCGTGAGTGATGGAATTTAAGCTGCTTGCTGCCTACGTCAATCTGGTAGGTCAGCGGCTCACCGAAATAATCAGATTTCACGTCGGTGATGATGTTGTTGTCCGGCGTGTACTCACCTTTGCGAAACACCAGAAACTTGACGATGTCCTCGCCCTGCAAATCCACTTCACTTGCGATCTGCTCATCAGCACAGTCGGTGACCGCCACGATAAGTGAGTCGCCCATGAGGGACGCCCAGCTCAGCGCATTATTGAACACCTGGCTAAGACCCAACTCAGTTTCTGTGTCTCTGATGCGCTGCTCAATGGTGCTATCGAAATCACCGGAGAACTCGCGCGGCAGTTTCAACATGTCAGCGGCTGTCTTATCGATGTACTTCTTCACCACCCACGACTTTTTGTACATCGCGAGCAGCTCTTTGTCCGGCACGTCTGGTCTGGCGCTGCTGTAACGCACCGCGCCGATCTTCTCGCCGAGAGAGGTCATTAAGCTGACCAGGCCATCATTAAGACGACCGATAATCTTTTTCTTCGTCATTACATGATGTCCAGAGGGCTGAGTTCTTTGCGTTGGTATAGGTCACGTAAACCCTGCGTCATTGCATCGACAACGTCATCATTAGCCCCGACAGGGAATGTCGTTATCTCTGCGACAGTGTCTACGATCCACGGAGCAATATCTTTGTGAGGCAAGAAGACGTTACCCGCCTCCCATACCGCTGTAATGGCATGCGCACGCGCCACCTTGCTTCCATCAGGCTCGACAGGAATTAAGCCAGAGACGACGCTTTTCAGTGAGTCAATTACCGCTGGGCCGTTGGCTTTATCCTCGACCAGCTTTCTCAGGCCTTTCGGGTATTCATCAGCCATGCGCTTCACCGCCTTGAGTGTTGCGGTAAATGTCATTCGCGCGCGAACCTGATGAAGCAGATATGAATTAGCGCCCTTCTTGCCCCAAACCTGACCGACAACATAGTCAGTGCCCTCGCTGTCTTTGAAGGTCATATCCCAGCTATGGATGACTGTGTCGAAGTTGGCCGGCAGGTCTTTGGGTAGGTAAAAGCGGATCCAGTCATCTTTAAATATTGAACCGCCATCCTGCTTAGGTGACTGCTGATACATCGCTGACCAGAAGTAATCGCCGAGAATTGCTTTGGTCTCGAGCAGCTTCTCTTTCGGGTGAAGCTCTGGAACGAGCGCCTCACCTGCTTCATTGATGGCAGGGAAAGCCAGCACCTTAGCGCGAGGCGTTATCTCTACTACGCGTCCAGACAGGTCATCAGTAGCCCAGCGCGTCGCCATGATTATTTCACCGCTGTTTTTCGACAGTCGGGTTTTAAACGTGGAGACGTACCAGTTCCAGATAGATTTCTTGGTTGTCGGGCTGAGAGCTTCTTTGGCGTTCTTTATCGGGTCATCGATAATGCCGAGGTCGATTTTCTTGCCGGTCAGCGGACCGCCAACGCCAGCACAGACATAGGTGCCTTTATGGTTGGCTATGCCGAATTCATCGGTATTGCGCTTTACAGCCACACCATCTGTGGGCTTGTTTCCTAGCCATGAAGCAGGAAAGAGATTCCGGTACTCAGGCGTAGTCATGATGCGCTGAACATCCGCATTCATGTCGCCGGCTAAATCAGATGAGTACGACAACGCGCCTACGCGCATTTCAGGCAACTTCCCGAAGAAATACGCTGGCAGGTATCGGGAAACAATATCCGACTTACCATGCTGCGGTGGAGCGCCAAGAATCAGTATCGGGCGCACTCCGGCGATCATGTCCAGAATGAACTGGTCGAGAGCTGCGCAAACAGTCGCTGAGAAGTCGCTTACGATGTAATCAGGGCTGATGTACTGAATGAACTGATGAAGGCTGCTGCGTGCTCCCCTGCGTCTGAGTAACTCCTGAGCGGCCTGCTGCTTACTTACCGCCTGCAATTGCGGCAAGCTGTTCATCTGTCAAATCCTCTGCGCTAACTTTGTGCTCATGCTGGATGGGCCCGCCATCCTGACCTACCAACTCATTCGTAATCTTATCGCCATACTTGCGCGGAGCGACCTTTGTCACGTACCACTTGCGAGCATCGATACGAAGCTTTGCCTTGGCAACCTCTGCCGCGTCAGGAATGCATTCATCGGCGATGCCGATCATCTCGTCAGCGAAGTAATCGGCCTGCGTCTCGCGTGCACGTCGATACTTCTCCGAAAACTCCTCGTGCTCACTCAGCCATTTGTAGATTGTGCTTTGTGCGGGCATTCCGGGTCGCTTGGAAATATTCAGTACACTTTCACCAGATGCGATGAGCGCACATATATCATCCGCCACCTCTGGTAAATAATCAGAAGGGCGGCCAGTTTTAGCTTTGGTCGCCATTGTTTATTCCTGTTTAAAATGCGGCATGAAATATCTGAACATTCTGTCGAGGAGGTAGCAGTAGGTCTCGTTGGGCTCGTCTGTTTTTACAGTTACGCCAACATCACTACAGCAATAGAACGTTGCATGAGCGCATTCATGAACCAAGGTTGCGAGGTTGTTATCGAATACACCAATCAGATAAAGGTTTTCACCAGTAGCATCATTTACAAACTGCCTACATCTACCAACGCTCGCAGATAAATCAGCAGGAGGTAGTCCTATAGATTCTTCCGCCTGAATCCACTCTTCTTTGCTGCGACAGAGGTAAACATTGGCGCAGTTAAATAGCGGAACGAGAAACCTTGGCAGTTTGGGCCATTTTGTTTTAGCCATTTAGAACTTCCTGCTACCTATGAAGCTTTAACCCTCGGCATTGGCGATATCTGCAACCGATGATTCATTGTGTTTATGCTGAAAGTTGAACTCAGTGAGTGCAGTTTTCAGCATAAAATAAAAAGCCCCGCTAATGCGAGGCTCCACCTTCGTCAATCTTGCTTATTGCTCTCAGCTTGCCGTTGCACTCATCCAGCGAATCAATCAGCTTGAAGTTGAGCAGGACGCTGTCACCGTATGTCATGCCCTTTGGGATGTCAGGTATCGGGCATTCACTTAACAGGCTTGCTGGTATTGGCAGGTGAGGTGTCGGCACCGTTGCGTACTGAATCTGCTTGCTCGCGCAGCCGGTCAACAACATCATCAGGCACAAGCACAACGCTGGGCTTACTCTCGCGGAGCGCATCTTTGACTTCATCCTGCAACCCCTGCTGTCTCATCTCTGCCGCTGCACGGCGTTTGGTTTCTGTTGCGACGATTTTGTTCTGCTCACCAATGCGGTCGGCAAGGTTTTTTATCGTGGCAGCCAGATCGTTGTTCTTGCTCAGCAGCTCTGATGTCAGCGTTCGCAGCTTCTCATTGCGTTGAGTCAGGTTTTGGTTGTCATACCCGAGCTTCGCAATGAAGCCGATGATGATGACTGTGAATATGACCGGGATTAATATCTTCAGCGCGTTCAGGTTCGGCATAACACACTCTCTGCACGTTGGGTTCGTTCCTTGCGATCTGCCAGTCCATTGCTGCCGCCATTAACGACGCGAGTCAACCCGACAACATCGCCTTTGTCTGCGTACTGATTGCAGTTATTGGCCTTCCAGAACCAGCCGGCAGAGCGCGCAGCATTGGCATCCTGAAGTAACAGGTCGGGGTTATCAGTCAGTGGCAGGTTCAGCGCTTTTCCACATGCCCGGTAGTTAGCGAGGAATGTGACCTGCTTCAGACCACGGCCGCGAAACTTCCAGCCGTCGCCGTTCAGGTTGTTTCCATAGCGTCCGCCGTAAACGAGATTGGCGATCGCCGCCTGACGTTCTGGCGATAATGCTGATTCGCCCGGCTTGCGGCCCAACTGCTGACGCTGTGCATCGGTTAATCGCGTGCCGAATATCTTCAGGCCTTCCACGCTGTAGTTCAGGCTCTCTTTCACCTGCGTGAAGCCGTTCGACTCGGTACCGATTTGCCCGATGAAATAGGCCTGCCGCTTTGGCGTATCGATACCGAATTCTTTCATCGCCGCAGTGATGTGCGGGTACCACTTATCAGCCAGCGCGTCAGTAATGCCGGAGGCTGCTTTGAACTGGTCACGGGTAATCATTCGGCAACTCCCGCATCACCTGCAGCTTTTTGCAGGAAACGCTTTTCAAGTGCTTTGATAAGAGATGAACCTGACCAGCCAGCCATGCCGCAGATGGCGCCGGTTACTTCCTGCGGCCACGACCAGTAGGTGGCGAGCAGCATCATCAGGAAGCCAGCGAATATTGATACGATTAGCTGCAGGCATAGCGTGCGCCAACTAAAGGTATCTCCGCTCAGAACTTTATAGGCATATGCAGCCACCGCGCCGAGTACAGTCATGCCCAGCGCAATCAGCGTGGCAATTAAGCCCGGATCGGATTTGTAAGGCATACGTTTCATTTCCACCCCCGCGTAGGGGACTTGTCCAAATAGGAATTGTCTAAATGTTGAACAGGACAAGCCCGGGTAAACTTCATCTTGTCGATAGAAGAAGTTCCGCCTTGCGCCGTTAGGTAGCCAATAAGAAAGAATCCGCCTGAGTGCGGATTTTTTTATGCAGAAAAGACGCCCGATGCCACACAGGATAACGAGGGATGTTTAATTTGATTGGCATGGGCGAAAGAAGTGATCAGCTCTATGGCTGACCTTTAATCTCAGGCAATCGCAAAAGTGCCTGATTTTGAGATTTGGTTTTCATTAGGCAATAAAAAAGCGCCATCGGTTGGTAGCCGCGGCGCTTTTATGTCACTCACTGTGATGGAAATTGTCGCTGCTCTCACCCTGCAAACATCAGTGCGCAACTTCAACTGTTGGGAATCATATCCCTGACTTCCGGAAAAGTAAATAGCCCACGATAAATTAATGAGCTATTTCCTATTGCGCTATGCAGTTACCTTATTCAATGCTGAGTTTGCCCACGATTCCTCAATCTCCAGCTTTCCGATCAACTGCTCATAGAATGATTTCCCGCTCTTCTCCCATGTTGCCAGGCTGATCGCATCTGTGATTTTGGTAACAGCACGGTATGCATCGGTGGAGGGGATTCGCTCAAATCCTCGCCCACCGCATTGTTTGCAATCTCCCATGACCGGAACGCCTTGCTGCTGCGTTTCTTTGCGAAGTACGGCGCGGCCTCGTCCATTGCAATCGCGGCACGCTGTCGACACTACGCCCTTTCCTCCACATGGCTTGCACAGCACGCGCACAACTTCTTTCACGTTTCGGGCAATGCCGCCCGACAGTGGTGACTTCATCGAGAACACATCCGCCTCAATGAAGCCCTTAGCGTTGCAGCAATCACACGGCTTTACGCTGGCGGCGCTGCGGCAATAATCCATGTAGGCATAAGTTGCGAGAGTTTGCATAACGGCTGGTTTAATATCATTGTCGAGTTTGCGTAAGGCTGGAACCTTATCGCAGGTTTGAAGTGCATAATCAGTTAACAGGGATACGGCGCGTGCGGCGTCGTTCTCACTTACTCCTACCTTCCCCATGAAAGCGCTGTAGCCAAGCGGCGCGATACTCAAAGCCATTCCCATAGCTGCGATGTAATCAGTGCCGGTAAGCGTGTCTGGTGAAGTCTGTGGTGCTGTTCCGCTGAAGTTCTGGCCCTTCGGGAAGTGAAATTTTATTGTTGCTTCAAGCCCCATATCGCGCACCTCTCAGTTTCAATTCTAGTTTGATAAGTCGATAGTTGATTTCCGCCATGCCAGGCATTCGCATCAGCCTTAACCGGAGCCACTTCTGTCTGAGGTAGTCGGTCATGCGGCCTCTCTTCGCTTATTCAGCTCTCTGGTTTTCTGCCGATAATGCGCTGCCAGTTCCTGCAGCTCTTCACGCGTCCACTTTTTCAGCTCGTGCGTGCCCATCAGGCGATCGAACGCAGCCTGACCGATTTTCTTAATCAGGTTTGGCGTGTAGTTTTCGATGTTGCCCGAGAGGTGCTGGTTGCAGGGAACGCATTGCTTATGGCAGTTGGTTTCGTTGTAACGTGTCGCCGGTGATGCACCGCGGGTGCGATAGTGGCCTGCGTCATATTTGCCCTCATGAAAACGCCCGCAACTGATGCACGGCTCGGCGGCGTCACGGGTGCGGATGTATTCGTTGAAGGCGGCTTGTGCTTGCTTATGGAAGTGGCTGAGGGGCTGTAGTGCTAACTTGCGGACTTTGATACTGCGTCGTTCCTGCTGGGCTTCTTTCTTTCGGTTCCTCTCCTGCTGGATTATTCGCTTCTGTCTGGCCTCATCTGCTAATCGGGATATCAACGCGCTTTCATGCTCTTCGCAGCACCACCACTGGTAGAAAGTTAGCGGCTTGAATCGCTTGTCGCATATTCGGCAGTTGCGCCCCTTGGGTAGCTTGCGGACATCAGCCATTGAACCTCCTGTCGCAGCTTTCTCTCCAGTCAGCGAGATTCTTGCGTGCAACTTCACTCTTTTCGGTGCGGTATTTTCTCGCATGCCGCTTGCAGTTGAAGTAAACGAAAATCGCATAAATCCAATAGGTCAACGGGTAAACAATCGCGCCTGCCGTGATGACGATAAGAGCCAGAAGGTTAGGAAGCAATTCGCGCATTTCCCAATCTGGGAAACTTGAAGCGATATTTTTAATTGCGACGAATGGAGCTGCAATGTTTATCGCGGCCACAGACAGGCAATCGAGAAAACTGAAGTCGTAACCATCTGCCGCAGCCCAAAGCGGTCTATCGCAGAAGTGTTTAAATGTCAGCATCATCGCTCTCTCCGTGCATTCTGAAGTTGTCGTCTTGCATCCAACCGTCGCAGCAGCGGTCGCAGGCATATACCCAATCCGGCGGCAGTGGCGCATCGCAACCAGCGCACCTGATATCGTGCGTATCGCCAGATTGCGTGGAGTGGGACGTATTCGAAGTGTTCTGCATACCAAGCGTCCTCTTCGCATGTGTGGCAGCTTATGCCGTGAAAGTGCTTATCTTCACTGGTGAGGATGGTGTGGCAGCGGGTGCAGCGTTCACGCGGCATTGGCGGCATCCTGTTTGTTTTTGTTGTAAATGGCCCATCCGATAGCGTCCAGCTTCTTCCGGCCTTTTGCATCGACCAGGTAGATGCCGTCGTCACATGCGTGCTCTTCAGTGACTTGCCGGGACAATGCCGCCAACTCTTCGTAGCTGAGCGCGGTCATCTTCAGCCGGTCATAACCAAACGTTTTAATTTTCATCGCGTGAATCTCACTCTGTTAGCCACAGATTGGCGCAGCCCTTCCAGATAGCTGAAAGTGGTGACTTGGGATTCGGTGGGTTGTGGCTGGCGTTTCTTGCGGGGTGATTTGGTGTCGTAGATGGCGTGGTTTTCGTAGCGTTCCCAGATGGATTTGCGTCTCTTCATCTCGCCCTCGCACACATATGGCGGCATGTATCGATGCTGCATCCCATTCGCTGGCTGATGATTGCGTATGTCAGCCCCATTTTTCTAAGCTTCCCTACCTTGTTGCACTCTTCCTGTGTGTGGTGTTGGTATCTGCCTTTGCTCATGCTGCCCTCCCGAAGTAATCGCCGGTGTACCTCACTTCGCGGAGGTTCACGCCGTTTCCGACAGCCCACGCGGAGGAGTACTCGATTAAACTTGTCATGCGCTTAATGCCCATTTTTGCGGTTGACTCCCTGATGTTGCAGAACTCACCTTCCAGACCAGGAACCACATCAGCGCCCAGACCGGTCGCCACTGAGTGACCAGATACGAAGAGCGTTTTCCATTGCACCGCTGTTCGCTGCGCATTCATCCAGATAGCCTGACGCGCCACGTCGCCGCATAGCGCGTGGAACATGCTGTTCTGGAGTAGTGAGCGGTCTAAGTCGGTGATGCGTACGGTGAGGGGGTGATGATCGTTCAAGGGGAGTTTGTTGATTTGCTCTATCAGGTTTCGTCGTACCTGCTCGTTACGCAGGAAAAACGTTTGTTTGTCCATCGCGTGCCTCAATCATTTTCTGCACCAATGCCAAAGCCTCATCTGCGATGCGCTTAGTCTCTGGTGTAGGGTTGGTGTCGTGGATGCTGTCGATTAGTTCGTAGAGATTGCGGAGTGGGTCAGGACGGAGTGGGATTACGTTGCTCATGGGCTACTCCGGGGTTAGTGAAATTAGCTTGCGCATTAACCTAGCCGCTGTTTTGCGTATGAATCCAAATAGTCGCTCCAGATGCTTGGCGGGGTAACCAAGAATTGAGCAGACGATGTATGCGGGAAGCAGCACAAACGTTAGGTACAAAGTCCTCATGGGCTGTTTCTCTCTGCGATATAGAGGCCGATTGCGACGACAATGCACAGGAATATTCCGGGAGGAGTCATCAGCGCATCGATTATGTTCATCTGGTTTCCCCCTCTCCACTTTCACGGCAATCATCGCCGCTGGTTTGATGGTTGGTGAACTGGTTCATGATGCCTCCGGTTAAACTGCCAACTGCAATTGCATGTTGAATTTATCCCGCAGCTCGCAGTAATCGAGTGAACCGGGACTGTTGTGTGACTCGATGCGCTCGACCATCAGCGCGGCGCGGGTCTCTTTTGATGCCGGTGCATAAGCACCAGACCAGGCTTTGTCGATGCCGATGTTTCTGGCAACGTTAGTGCTGTCTGCGCTCGCCAGTGGCAGTTTGGTGAAGATGAGCGGGTTCAGCATGCGCAGACCGTGAAGCTTGGTGATGGGCTGCCCGTAATCATCGGTGACATGGCGAATCAGGTCTTTCATGCGCGCCACAGCGATGTTTGGACGCTTGACGTCATACTCGCCACAACTCCCGATCGCCACTCGCGGATACTCATTGCAGAGCCTGATGAATCGGTCGTCGCTTTCGTTCATGTGCCATACCGGTACGCCGTAGAATTCACCATGCGGCCACTCATCAAGCAACGCCTCGTTCTCAGCCTCGCCGCCGTCGATAACGTCAGGGATGATTGCAAAGTCAAAGCCCGGATGATTTTTCCATCGCGCCACGAATTCGTAATAATCACTCCAATCGATTTTGTTCCGGCCAGCTGCTTTCCACGCAGTAAACGCGCCGTTGTCGAGGGCGAATGATTGGCAGTATTCAGAGGCGAGATTGATTTGGCTGGCGTGAGCGAAGGAGATGAATGCGTGTCGGGCTTTCCAAGCCTTGATGGCACAGGTGTCAGGCGTTATTGGTCCGCCGTGATAGTGAATCATCAGTGGGCTCCTTTTTCGTGCTGACCGGACAATCCGTTTTTTGGTGACCTTGACCGAATACGCGCTTAATCAGCTCAGCGCGAGGCAGTCCGTGAATTACCTGTGTCATGACGCAGCCCTCTTGCCAGAGAAAAGATTGCCGGATGCAAACAGCAGTGCGAGATGAACGTGCGATGCCGCGCTACGCATGTGCAGCTCTTCAAGATTTTCGAGATCGATGATTACCGGACCGCGATGATTGGGGTGATCGGCAACGTAATACGATGCGATTACGTGTGAGTCTTCATAGGTTAAATTCATACGTCAGCCCCTTTGTTGTAGCGGCGTGATTGCTGTTGAGGTTGCTCAGGCTTGGCGCGGCATAATCTGGCGGCCTCTTCCTGATCGGTTGGCTGGAAATGCCCGTTGTTGAATGCCTGGTACACAGTCCCAAGTTGACCGAATCGGTTCTTGGTGACGATGATTTCTGCCAGCTTTGCAGCGGGTGATTCTTCGTCGTAAACAGCTTCGCGGTAGAGCATGATGATGCTGTCGGCGTCCTGCTCTATGCTGCCTGAGTCTCGCAGATCGGCGTTGGTCGGGCGGCGCTGGCCTTTAGGGCGCTTCTCAACGTCACGCGATAACTGGCTCAGTGACATGACAGGCGTCTTCAGGTCTTTCGCCATGCGCTTCAAGCTGCCAGAGATGTGCGCGATAGCTAGGTCGTTGCGGTCTGCCTTTGGCTTATCAATCAGGCCAAGGTAGTCAACCAGGATGAGGGACAACGCCGGGTGGTTGCGCTTGTGACGTTCAGCGATGGCGCGGATTTGCTCCACGTTCATCTTGCTGGCATCGACAATCCATACATCCAGATCCAGAAGTCGCTTCATGCCCAGCGTAACTTTCGCCCATCCTTCGTCGTCCATCTTCGCCGGGTTGCGCAGCGCCGATACAGGAAGGTTTCCAGCGCCTGCCAGCTGACGTTCGATAATCTGGTTAGCATCCATCTCCATGCTGAAAATCAGCACGCCGCGATTATCTTTGCTGCCGGGGAGTTTCTGCCGGCCAACACCTTCCGCCACTGTGAGCGCGAATTCCGTTTTCCCCATGCCCGGACGTGCCGCAACGATCACCAGGTCGACCGGGTTTATGCCGCCGGTAATCTGGTCAAGCTCTGGAATGCCGGTTTTCAGCGTGTCTGACTCTTCACCCTGTCTAACGCGCTTCTCCAGCAGCTCCTGATACCCGTCGAGAACGTCACGGATATGCATCGGCCTGATTTCATCACCGGGGCGGTCAATGTCGGTCAGCGATGCCATAAACTGGTTGATGGCGTCGAGCGCTAACTCATGATTGCCTGCCGAAGTAATCTCACGCTTGCCAGCGTCCATCAGCTCGGTAAACCGGCGCACCTTGTGATAGTCAGCCACAACGCGTGCGTATCCTTTCAGGTTTGCTGCAGATGGGCATTTGCGCGTGGTTTCCATGATGTGAGCGACGTAGTCATTACCCATGGCTTCCGCAACCATCATGCCGTCGATCAGGCCACGCTGTTTCGCCTGGCGCTTAATCTCGACAAATGCGCGGCGGTACAGCTCAACGCTGAATGCGCTTTCGTCCAGCGTGGCGATCACATCACTCGCATCAGGTGTGTATCCGCCAATCAGCAAGCCGCCGATCACACTGGCTTCGATGTCGGTGTTAATCATGCTGGCTCCTTGTGGTCTGCAAACTTGCCTTCCCTGACGCCTGTCAGCGTTGAGTCACGCAGCAGGTAATCGAGATCTGCTGACCAGCCTGTGTCGTTTGTACCGAAGTAAAACGGCTTGGCCTGACAGACAAATGCCCTGACGTATGACCGGAATCCGGCGACGTTAGGCGTTTTCAGTTGGGGGATTAATTTCTTGATGCGGCGTTTGCGGGTTTCGTTAGCGGCTACTGCGTGCGGCAGGCGATCACCAACTTCCTCGTTGTAAGCCACCAGGTATGAGTCGTAATCGATGCGCTCTGCTTTTCGCTTTTCAGGTGAAACCTGATCGCCATCCCGGCCCCCTTTGGGGGTATGGGGGTAGTTATTATTTAATTCTTGTTCTGGTAACTTCTTGTTCTGTTCACCGGTTGGTTCTTCGGATGGTTCATCGGATATGGCACTCAAAGCCGCGCCAGCACTGGGTTTGTTGTTATCGGATGGTCTTTCGCGAGGTTCATCGGGTGAAATGGCCTGATATTCGGCATAATTCGTGATGGTGATCACCGTGCCGAAGCGCGTTCCTTTGGTGGTGATCATCCCCTCTCTGGCGAAGAAATTAATCATCCGGGTCACCGCCTGTGGGCTCTTCTCATGACCGTCCTGATCACGTAATTTGCGGCCCATAATCGCCGCTGTGGTCACCAGTTCACCGGGTTGTAGATTCCACTCTTTGCCGGAAAACTCTACTGTGCGCGGTCTGTAGGAAGCCTCACCGATAAGCCGAATCCACATTGCCAGCTTGGCAGTATCTTTGGCCCAATCCTTGGACAGAAGACTCCTGAACAGTGCAAAGTGCCCCTGCTTTTGGTTTTCCATCCTTGCGCTCCTGAGCTTGCGAGCTGCGTTGAAGTCTAAAAGTTCAGCAGTTGCCATAACTGCCCCCTTTACTGTTTACATATCCAGTTAGTCCTGGCATAATTTTCTCCAGTTATTTGTGTTCGCAAATTGCTACTACGCCTCAAAGCTGCTCGAACAGCTTGGGGCGTTTTCTTTTGTCAGAAGCCGCTCAATACGCAGCAAACTCTTCGCCACGTCCGATTCCGGTGACACTACTTCCAGATAAGCCATTGCCATGCTCATCATCTGAAAGAAGCTGTATTTCTGCTTGCCTGACGGTCTCTTCATGCGGCTTACTGCTGCCTCGTTCATGTCGAGAACTTTCGCCAACGATCCCTGCCCACGTTCAGCCAGCTTGTTCAGTAGCTGGCTTTCAATCTCTCTTGCTTTTTTGCGATAAGTTGCAATTTCCATGATGTAAAATTCCTTTGTTGAATAAGTAATTGCGTGACATTGCGGTGAGCAAGTCACTTGGGTTTTGCCCGCCTGCAACAGGTGAGCGGTCAGATTGATAAAGAGCGGTGCCGCTTATGCAGCGGCGTTTTTGCTGCTTGGGAATGGTCGGGTTTCTTCTGCTACGACCTGACCATCAGGCAAAGTCGTGATAAAAATCTTCCGGCCAACTCGTACTGCTTTGCTGATTGCCGTCTGGTGAACGCCGATAATGTCGGCGGCTTTTGCCTGACCGTTCTCCTTGACGTAATCAGCGAGAGTGATCTTTTCCATCGGTTTCCTCCGCGTGATTACCGATGGAGTAATAATACTACGAGTATTAATTAAATCAATACCTACGGTATTTCATATTTTAATAACTGAGGTATTAGAATCAGGGAATGAAAAACACAAAGACGTTGACGCCGGAACAGCTGGAAGACGCTAAGCGCCTCAAGGCTCTGTACGAGTCGAAGAAGAAAAGCCTGGGCATTACCCAGCAACATATCGCGGACGCTCTGGACATAACACAGGGTGCCGTAGGCCATTACCTAAATGGCCGCAACGCGCTTAACTTAAGTGCTGCTTTAACTTTTTCTCGCTTACTCCAGGTTCCTGTTTCTGATTTCAGTCCAACGTTGGCAAAAGAAGTGGATGGAGCCTCTGCGCCCGCGCTCGATAAAAACGTGACCTACGCTGGACCATACGAACCAAAAGGAAGGTATCCTATGCTCAGTTGGGTCAGCGCAGGACAATGGGAAGAAGCAATGGAACCCTATTCGATCAGCGAGATAAATGAATGGTATGAATCCGATGTGCCGATTCAGGGCACTGGATTCTGGCTGAAAGTCGAGGGTGATTCGATGACGGCACCGATCGGGCAAAGCATTCCCGAAGGCCATAGCGTGCTTGTTGATACCGGTAGAGAAGCTAAAAATGGATCGCTTGTCGTCGCCAAGCTAATCGATGCTAATGAAGCGACATTTAAGAAGCTCGTAATCGACGGCGGGCAGCGCTACCTCAAAGGGCTCAACCCTGCATGGCCTATGACACCGATTAACGGTAACTGCCGCATCATCGGCGTGGTTGTCGAATCCAAAGTAAGATACGTATAGAAGCATCCCGCCAAATCAAGCCGCCTAGTGCGGCTTTTTTATTACCTGCAAAAAATAAATTCCCTTAACAATCATCATTTTAATACTTACGATATTATTTTTAATACTCAGGGTATTGCCATGGAATAATACCTAGAGTATTGTTTATCCATCGGCAGGACGCTGTAGCAACAAGAAACGGAAGTCAGCTCTTTAACAATTAGATTCCTACCTGATGCAGGTAGGCCGGAGCGAGTGCTCTGGTGGTGGCGCGAAATGCAGTCCATCGAGACAACCAGAAGATCAGCACCTGGCACGTCACCACCAAAGCACTCACCTGGAGAAACACCATGAATTCTAAGCAACGCTACAACGCCAAACGTGCAGCTGAGCATCGCGCAAAGAAAGCGGCAGATCGCCAGTTTGAGGATGGCATTACCAAATTATTGGGCTGCAGCTTAAGCGTAGCCCGCGCCATCTGCTCCCCTAGTCTGCGTGATAAGCAGGAAGGTGGAGGGGTTTGTTTGCCGGAAATCGCAATTTATAACGCGGGATACCGCACTGTCCGCAAAGACGCGGTTCACATTGTTAAGTGAGGGAAGTATGGAGCTGATTTATTCGGTACTTGCTGGCAAATGGGACGATGGCGAAGAGAACATTAAGTTCGCCGATGATGCAGATTCGCTGGAAGGTGCTCAGCGCATCATTCAGGAAAACAAGCTCTATACCTACCCTATTTGCCGGGTTGAGGTGACTGGATTCAAGGCTGCCTAACGGTGGCCTTTTTATTGGCTATCGGAAATCTAAAGACAACGTGACGGCGAGGTGAGAAATGGCTCTTGACCACGGCATGCTAAATGTCCCGCTGGATAAGCGCGGCAACTTCCATAAGGAACTGGATAACCACCTGGCAGCAGAGAAACGCCGGAAGGATGATGAGATGTTTGTGCGAAAGGATGCATTCAACACCGCTAAACACGAAGCCAAGCGCCTCTACCCGCTCATGGATGACGAGCTAATCAAGGCAGAAGCAAAGCGCCGCGGCATGAAGTTGCGAGACTTTCGAGAGGTGCTGAAAGACATCCGCGATTTCAAACCAAAGCAGGCGCCACTCGCTTTCGCACCCTTCATGAAGGCCGACTAACCACCGGCCTTTTTTTACGCCACCTGTTCACTAAACAGCGTGGACGCAGCAGAACTGATAAGAGGTGAGTATGAGAACGGTTGAGTGCAGAAGGTTTCATGTTGTGGCAGGAAAGCAGGAAGAGCTGCGGCCAGTCATTGGCAAGTTTCATCAGTGGGGAGTTGATTTCGAAGAGTTTGAAGCTGGCCCCGGCAACAGCACCGTTGCCATTGTTGAGCTTGCGGACGGAACAATAACCACAATCTATCCGCATTACATAAAGTTTCTGGATTAGCCCGCCCCCGAGAGGGTTTCTTTTTACCTAAACCAAGGCCAAAACCATGAGCACACAAGATTGCATTATCTGCTGGGTAGTGACTGTGTTGCTGATGGGGTTGGCGATGATAGCGAGGATTTGAGGTGACAAACGAGAATTTTGGTTTTGAAGAATGGATGGATTTTTTGCGTGACCATGCAGCAAATAAAGGTGGAGCGGCCAATTTCCCTGACGAGTGGCGGGAAGATTACGACGCTGGCTTAACACCTGAAGAAGCATGGAGAAAAGCCTGGGATTGAGTGATACCGCAGAGCTGATTGCTTAGTCAGCTCAACGGTGCATTCCGCACCAGCGCTTAAGAGTCGAGCCCTTGAGCAACAAATAGAACGTTACATCCTTACGCCCGGCGCAATGCTGGGCTTCTTTTTGCCTGAAGGAAATGCAAATGAGTGAAACAACGGATCTTGTCGTCATTGAGAAGGCTAACGCCCTCATCGTTTTCAAGTCAGCCGACCAGATTGAAGAGATTCTGGCAAAGGTTGAGCGTGAAGTTATGTCCTTTGTGCCGGATGTCACCACGGCGAAGGGCAGAAAGGAGATCGCTTCACTAGCCTACCGCGTATCGCAGACGAAATCTTACCTGGATGGCTTGGGCAAGGATTTGGTCGCGGAGCTGAAAGAGGTTCCAAAGCTAATCGACGCCAATCGCAAGACGGTGCGTGACCGGTTGGATGCACTTCGCGATAAGGCTCGCCAGCCATTCACTGAATGGGAGGCCGAGCAGGAACGCATCAAGGCCGAAGAAGAAGCGCGTATCGCTGCCGAAAAGCTGGCAGCACAAATCGTAGCCGACCATGAAATCGCCCTACTCCTGAATGACAAATTCGACCGTGACGCAGCGGAAGCTAAAGCCGAAGCAGAGCGCCAGCGCATTGCTCACGAAGAAGAGATTAAGCGTCAGGCTGTCGAGCAGGCACGCATTGAGGCTGAGCAGAAAGCGCAGCAGGAACGTGAAGCGGCAGCGCGGCGTGAGGCTGATTTGAAGGCAGCGAAGGAAAAGGCTGAGGCCGACGCAAAAGCCGCACAAGAGCGTGCAGAGCGTGAAGCCAAAGAAGCGCAGGAGCGCACCGCACGTTTGGCGCAGGAAGCGCGTGAGCAGGCTGAGCGTGAGAAACAAGCGGCTATCGAGGCTGAGCAGCGCAAAGCCAAAGCAGCGGAAGATGCCCGTCTTGCTGAAGAGAAGCGCATCGCCGACGAAGCCGCAGCGCGTGCCGCAAATGAAGCGCATCGCAAAACCATCGGAACCGCTGTCGTTAACGCTCTGATGGGCCACGCCGGACTAACCCGCACACAGGCCATCGACGTCCTGATGCAAATCAAAGACGGCAACATCCCGCATACCAGCATCACCTACTGATTTAACCACTTAACCAACACCAAGGAAAGCCACGATGAATTATGCAATCGCGGGCGATGCCATCGTGGCTCGCCCTAGCTTCAACACGTCTGTAACCAACCAATTCGCATTCAAATTAACCGGCGCTGATGTCATGGGCTGGAAGCCTAAAAGCCTCCTGCAGCAGCTCGTCGACTTTCTTCGCTCAAAAGGCCAGCCATGAACGCGCCATCACCAGCGGAACAATACCGCAAGCAGCAGGAAGAAGCTGACCGGCAGAAATTGCTGGAGCAGACGAAGGATTTCACATTCATCAACCAGATGCTGAGAGTGTTCGGCATTAGGGAGCGAAAATGAAACCTATGACGCCAGAAGTCGAGATGCAGGTGAGCAAGTTCGCCCGCCTGTCACACATTGCAAGCGCACTTATGTATCGCAAGTCAGGTGATCGCAATCGCATGAATGCAGAGCTGCACATGGCTAAGTGCGAAAAGCTGAAACAGAAATACTTCATCGGGCCATGCCCATTCTAAAAGGTAATCATCATGAAATTCGAAAAAGCCATGAGAAAGAAAGCCAAGCTGCGGCTGGCACTTACCGGGCCGAGTGGTTCAGGAAAAACCTACAGCGCATTATTGGTCGCCAAAGGAATTGGCGGACGAATTGCAGTGCTGGACACGGAAAAAGGTAGCGCATCGCTATATTCCGATGTGGCTGATTTCGATGTGTTGGAGCTGGAGCCACCCTTCTCGCCTGAACGATTCATCGAGGCAATCAATACCGCTGAGAAAGCTGGCTATGAAACGCTGGTGCTGGACAGCATCACGCACGAGTGGAGCGGCGTTGGCGGTTGTCTTGAGCTGGTCGACACGATCGCTAAGACGAAGTTCCGCGGTAATACGTGGTCAGCATGGAGCGAGATTAACCCGCGACACCGCCTATTTCTCGACGCAATTCTGCGTTCGCCAATGCACATCATCGCCACCATGCGCAGCAAAACTGAAACAGCGCAGGTTGAAGAGAATGGACGCAAAAAGGTTGCCAAGCTTGGCATGAAGTCAGAACAGCGTGACGGCGTGGAATATGAGTTCACCACTGTTCTCGACATCGGGCATGAAACGCATCATGCGATCGCCAGCAAAGACAGGACGAAGCTATTCAGCAACGCCGACCCCGTAGTGTTAGGTGAAGAGACAGGAAAACAGCTGCTTAACTGGCTGGAGTCGGGCGCTAACCCACTTGAAGAATCACTGAAGGTGTTCACAGAAGCGGCACATGCAGCAACGGACATGGAGTCATTAAAATCGCTATTTGAGGAAGCGTGGCGCACATTGCGCGGCAGCGAATATCAAGCGAAGGCCAAAGAAGTATACGACCTGCGCAAGTCAGATTTCGATAACAAAAGTGAGGCAGCGTAATGGCTAGTCGTGGAGTAAACAAGGTGATTTTGGTCGGGAATCTGGGGCAGGATCCGGAAGTTCGCTATATGCCGAACGGTGGCGCGGTTGCAAATATCACTCTGGCTACAAGTGAGAGCTGGCGTGATAAGAGCACTGGTGAAAACAAAGAAATCACTGAATGGCACCGCGTGGTGCTGTTCGGAAAGTTAGCCGAGGTAGCTGGAGAATACCTGCGCAAAGGGTCTCAAGTTTATATTGAAGGCCAACTTAAAACGCGCAAGTGGCAAGACCAAAATGGGCAGGATAAGTACACCACGGAGGTCGTGGTCAATGTTGGCGGGACCATGCAGATGTTAGGCGGCAAGCAGGAAGGCGGAAGTGGCAACAAGCCGCAGCAATCACCACAGCAGCGCCCCACAGCCCAATCAGCGCAGCAGTCGAATAACCCACCGCCTCACGATTACGACGACGAACCGCCATTCTGATTTAACCCACCAATAAGGCCTCCACCATGAACCATTCACCGGTACAACCGGAGTATTTGTCACGCCTGAACGCAGCGGATGAAGAGATGAAGCGTCGCAAGCAGGAAGTTCTGGATGGCGTGATGGCGGCCTTGCAGGCGCAGGCTGTCGGCGCTGACCACCCTCGCCTGTTGACGCCTGAGCGAAAGGAATCGCTCTACATCAAAGAGATTGAGCGGCGCGAGCATTACGTCATGTCGAAGCGCCCACCGCTGCCACAAATCATCGTGACGAAGAAAGTCGACGATTACGAGTGGCGCGACTTTACCAACACTATTCGAGGGCGTTTCGGCGCAATCAGACAAGAGTAGCGGCACAGCGCCGCGCCAGATTAATCGACGCTGGCCTGTACCCGGTTGGCGAATGAGGGGAAAGAGATGAAAGAACAAAAAGTCGTGATGTACGAGTCTGAAGAAGCAGCAAGCATTCAGACCGTAACCGGATGGGTAGACCGAAATGGACGCTTCTGGGGGTGGGATGAACACATGGCTCGCTACTGTGGCAGCACCCACCGCATCTGCGAGAAAAATCCCGCTCATGGTATTCGCCCCAGCAATGGCTACTGCGAAAAATGCTGGGAAGAAAGCCGCCAAGAGAAATTCAGAACTCTTGAGAAAAAGGTTTGGTCCGGCGAGCCGCTGGTTATTTTCGATGATGATACGTATTTCTTCGACGCCGAATCTCTGGCTGAACATTGCTGGGAAAACAACGTGCTGCCTTCGGAATTGCGACTGCTGATATGCGAGCCGAACTACCCCCGAGAACTCGACATGAACGATCACTGCGAAGAAATCATTCCTGACGGTGGTGACCATCACGATATCCCTGAAGCTATCTGGTTGGCTGCTGAAGCGCTGAATAAAGCGATTCGGGAAAGTGAACCTGTCTCTTGGTGCGGCGGAAAATACGCAGCCATTGTTTCTGACGACATGCTGACTGATGAGCAGAAGGCTGAAATTTTGGCTAATCGAGCGATCGCCAGCAACGCGGAAGGAGCCACCAATGACTAACCAGCAACTAAAAGCACATTGCGAAGACGTTATCGCCAATCCGCACTGCCGGGTTAAGGTGCAAATCATGATGACCGAACGGGATCGCGAGCAGTTTGAAGAATGGTTTGCAGACCATTCAGGACAAACAGTCGAGTGGGTTAAAGCCCAGAGAGAAACTGATAAACATTACAAAATTGGTCCAGAAATCCAGAGGTTTTGGATGGCATGGCAGGCAGGTCGCGCCACCCAACCTGCAAGCCCGGCTTTGAAGTTGCCTGATGGCTGGGTTGCGGTGCCTAACGAACCCACTGAAGACATGATTGCGGCCGGAAGTGCAGTTGATGGTGGTGTTTATTGCATCTGGAAGGACATGATATTTGCAGCACCTGACGCCCCACACACAGCACCAATAGAGCCTATATGTGCCACAGGTGGTGCAGAGTGGGTGAAGTGTAGTGAGCGGATGCCTGATGATGACACTCTTTGCCTTGGCATCGATGCTGACGGCGTCATATGGACAATGCATTACGATTGCGGCGAGCTGGTGACGGATACGTACGGAGTCGAACTGCCCGACATAACCCATTGGATGCCACTACCAGCAGCGCCGGTCGCTTAATCAAGCCACCGGGTCATCAATCTCTTCTACCAGCTCATCACCCTGATTATGGATATTTCCGACCTTCTTGCTCACCGGATGCCAAGCGAAATCTTTCTCTGGTACCGCGGCGTCTTGGGCGATTTCCTGCGCGCGATCAGGTGTGGTTTCTTCACTCAGCCATTCACGCACTGCATCAGCAGTCAACACCAGAGGGCGGCGGTCATGGATATCAACCATGCCCTTGTTGCTTGATGACGTGACGATGACGAAGCCCTCTTTATCATGGTCTTTGCCATATGGCGCCTTACCGATGGCAGCGAAGAACAGCGGCGTTTTCTTCTTGTGGTAGATGAGATATGGCTGCTTCTTGCTGCCGTCCTTCTTCCATTCGTACCAGCCGTCAGCCGGCACAATGGCACGGCCGTGATTCCACAATGGTTTGAACATGCGGCCGGTTGCAGCGGTTTCGCCGCGGGCATTGATGAGCGGTTGCTTATCCCACCACTCTGGCCCATAGCCCCAGTAAACCGGATCGAGATGCAGCCCTTCGTCACGTTCGTTGAGCAATAGCACCTTCGTGCCGGGAGCGACGTTAAACCGCCCTATCGGTTCCGGGTCATACTGGATTTCGTCAGCCTTCAGGCCGAGCGATTCAAAGTAGTCATCTCTGCTGCTGTACTGCGCGAATCGTCCACACATATGCTCCTCCTGTTTAAGGATAGTGCACAATTCCGATGGTACTCATTCGGATGATTTACAAGCTTGAGCATGCTGAGCTCACAGGTTAATAATAAGACTCCAGCCAAGAGGATTTGCCATGCATCAATACCTTATGTTTACCCTCGAAGGGCCGCTGATTTTAAAATCAGGTGCAAAATATGGTCATAACCAGAAAGCAAATATTGATGGTGAGCAGTATGTCACTCACCATTATCATTATGCTGGTAAGGGCCCATATGGAGTGTTGATTAGTACTAATAATCCAGTGAGCCATGATCAAATTCAGGCTTCCATAGAGCGAACCGGATTGGTGCAATTACCATGGTAAAGTAAGGATGGATCGCCATGTCTCACAATTTGGCAGCACGCAGCAGAGAAGAACGCGACAGGATTAACGTGGATTTAGCCGCGTCAGGAGTAGCGTACAAGGAGCGTATGAATATGCCGGTTATTGCAATGGAAGTGGAGATGCAGCAGCCATCAGAGCTTCGCGAATACTTCAAAGAGCGCCTGCAGCATTACAGGAATGTCGCACTGCAATTCCCGCGCGGCAGCGATCCGTTTTATCAGAAGGAGGAGAAGTGATGAAAACTGAAACTAAAAAGGTAATTGTCTTCACTCGTGACAATGGTAAAGCCTTCCTGAATATGACTGTCCATGACAAGCCAAATGCCGATGGCGTCTATGGTTACGCTTTAGAAGATAATGGCATATTTGCTCCTGCCAGCGAGCACCCAATTCGAATGAAAGAAATCGAAGGAAAGCCGAGCTACTACATTGACCTAAATAAAAAAGGTTAACGAAAGAAAGTTCAAACGACCTCGCCACGGCGGGGTTTTTTATTGCCCATAGGAAACCAACATGCAAATCGATATCGGCGAAAAATACGTCCTGACCGCTGACCAGTATCAGTACATCGTTCAGGAGAAGAAGACGGTAAAGGAAGGCAAGAACGCTGGCAGCGAATATCTCTCTCTTGTTGGCTATTACCCAAAACTCAGCCAGGCGATTACCGGCTTGATTCATCTGGATGTGCAGCTGTCAGATGTGCAGTCGCTGCAGGCGATGGAGCGGCACATTAACCGTATCTCGCTCCAGTGTGAGCAGGCTTTCGCTGAGAAGACATGACGCCGCAGACTGAAAACGCGTTAAGGGCCGTAGCGCGTAAGTGCAGAACGGAAATACTCACGGCCATTGACGGCAAGCCCAAATCAGAACACGACCACATCATCACCAGCCTTCTTGATAAGCACGCCAAAACAATTAATTGCCTGCCGCCCAACACATTCCGGCCCAAAGCCTGGCTGGTCCATTACGTGCGTCAGATTGAAAAGGAGTTGAGATAGTGAATGACCACCACCTGCGAAGACATCACCCCGGCTGAGGTCATCATCGATTTCAGCCTTCTAGCTGCTGTAATCATCGCTTTTATCCTCGGCAAACCACCTAAGGAGTGAGTGTGGCTATATGGTCACATTTGCTCTGATTGGGTGGGATTGTTGCTATATACCGACATCATGAAAACTTGCGTTAATTTGCGCTCAAAACCTGGTAAAACGTTTCGGAGGAAAACATGGCAAAACTACTCAACTTGCAGGAGTGGGCGAGCGCGACATATTCTCAGCCGCCTTCACTGTCTACCCTTCGCCGCTGGGTGCGCGAGGGGCGAATTTATCCGTGCCCTCAGCTGCATGGAAAAGAATACAAACTGGAGCCGGATTCGGTGTACGTGGATCCGCGCAAGAGCAAGATGGTGCGCAAGCCCGCTTACACAAAACCGCCAAAAAATGGAACTCTGCTGGAGAAGTTGAAAAATGTCGAAAAGGCCGGAACGCTACGACGCTAATCTGCCAAGGAACCTGACATACCGCAAAACCAGACAGAGTTATTACTGGCGAAATCCGGTTACGGGGCAGGAGCTATCGCTGGGACGTATATCGCGCAGGGAAGCTGTCTCGCAGGCGATCGAAGCTAACAGCTATATTGAGGAAAACTACCTTCCATCCGCACTTCTCGACAGATTGAAGGAGGCGCCCACATTTACCTTTAGCAAATGGCTGGAGCGTTACAGTGTCATTCTGGAGCGCCGTCAGCTCAAGCCTAACACCATGAAAATCCGTTCCAACCAGCTATCTACCCTTCAGCATGAGTTCGGACGCAAAGCTATCGAGGCTATCACTACAAGAGACATAGCCGTGTTCCTTGAAACGTACGTCGAATGTGGAAAGAGAAGCATGGCGGTTGCACTCCGATCCTTGCTGTTGGATGTTTTTCGCGAGGCGGTGGTTGAAGGTGTGATTGATCGCAATCCAGCAGAGCCGACCAAGACGCCAGCGCCAGAAGTTAAGCGAGAGAGGATGACAATCGAGCAGTTCATTGCGATACGGTCCGCTGCTGAAGAATTTGGTGGCTGGCTGGGGTCGGCGATGAACCTCGCATTATTGACAGGGCAGCGACGCGAAGATATTTCACGGATGACGTTCAGCGATGTGCGTGAGGATCGGCTTTTCATTACGCAAGGCAAGACCGGCCATATGTTAGCCGTTCCATTAACTCTGACTTTGCACGCTGCTGGAATCAACCTTGAAGGCGTTATAGAGAAATGCCGGACAGGCAACCCATCCGATCACATCATTTATTCATCAGTGAGGAAAGGAGGAAGGAAGCCGGGGCCAGTTATGCCAGACGCCATCACAAGTGCTTTTGCTGAAGCGAGGGAATCAAGCGGGTTACAGTTCGGCAATAACCCACCCTCTTTTCACGAAATCAGAAGCCTTGCAAGTCGGCTTTATGCCGTAGAAAATGGAGAGGATTTTGCTCAAAGGTTGCTCGGGCACAAAAACATGTCGATGACCAAAAAGTATTTAGATTCGCGTGGGCAGGAATACGTGATGATATAAACCGGATATCATAAATTCGGACAAAATTCGGACATTTTCGGACGAGTGATTATTTCACCATATAAATCAAACACATAAAAAAAGACCGAATACGATTCCTATATTCGGTCCAGGGAAATGGCTCTTAGAGAGCCGTGCGCTAAAAGTTGGCATTTTTGCAGGCGAGGACGCCTTGCCATTTAAAGGTAGTCCAGGATTGCTGGTTTTCCAGCCAATCATCATGTTTGGTACGGAAAGGTGACAACTCTGTGATCGTGCTGACAGAAAGGGAAGGCAAGCGTAGCGGCAGAAATGTGCGCTACGCCTGAAAAGTAAGGGGATTACTTACCGCACAGTTGTTGAGCGCGATCGATGATCGGCTGCAGACTCATTTTCTGACCTGGATGGGCTTTATCAACGGCGACGATGGTATCGATGGATTGCAGCGTGCCCTGCCCAGCAGTTTTGCGCGCAAAGGCTTTATCATTGAGCGGATACTGCAACAAAGTGCCCGGATTAATCGCAAACAGCGCACCGTCTTTCTCGCAGGTCAACATCACCTCTTCGCGGGTGAAGGGCCATTTATCTTTTCCAATCTCAAAACGGCTGACGGTAATAATCTGTGCCGCCATCGCCTGGCTGCACAGCGCCATCAATACGCAAGCTGGAATCAGTTTCTTCAGCAA